CTAACCATCAAACTTGGATAGGATCGCCACAGCAGATGAACAATCAGAGTGGGCACTTTCTAATGCATCACCCTGCAACTCTGATGATACTTCGCCAGAACTGATCCATAAAAGACCAATCATTATTTTAGCCCTTGAAATGGCACAACGTAACGACTCAAACTCAGAAGCAGAGATCTCGATTTTATTCATAATTAACAATCCGTTATAAACCAGTTTATATATTGCTCAAGGCTAAGTTAACGAAACTTTTCAACCAGAGATATACAGAAAACATATACTTCATCCATGTTTGGAATTATCCACAGAAAAACAGCAAAAAAATAAATACAGCACGGCCATGTATCGGAACGAGACCATGACCAAACGGAAAATAAAGAAATACCTTACGCCTGTCTCATTGGACTATGTGATCGCGTGTAAGTTGAAATTAGCTGGAATTCTTGAGGATAGAGGCTGGAACAAAGAAACGTTGAGTTACGCCACCGGAATACCTCAATCAACACTATCGCGCTGGCTTGACCCAGATAGACATGACTTTATGGGGCTGGCTGATTCTGCAGTAATAGCTGACTGCATTGGAATTACAGTAAGGGAGATGCTGGCAGACCCTATGTGGCGGGATCTTAATCCAAATGATGAGCGATACATGTTTATTAGGCCGCTAATGGAAGCACCAATTGCTCATGTTAGAGTTTTGACTGAGTTCTATTGGAGATTCAAAGATCTATTTGATAAGGCCAGTTAGTAAATAGCACTGCGAGATACCAGAATAGTATCGGAAAAGGCTTCATTCCATAGTTTGGGGATTTTTTATTTTTCACGCAGCGTGAACAAAATAACTCAAAGTGAATGCTTTCCTAATCATTTGATTAGGAAAGTAGTGATTTAAAGTTAATGACATAATTAACTACTTACTTATCAATCCATTATGACTTTCATTTGTGCAAAATGTATCATCATAAAACAATGAAAGTTACTGCTTACATGGTGGTATATAAGCAATCTTTGTCGCAATTAACTATCCCAGCGGGATAATTAAAGAGTTAGTGCGACAAGGGTGCGATACGAAAGGATTTTAACAAACCATTTGATCAAGTTTTTGCGTTGTGACAAGATTTGTTTCGAGCTGTGATTTTATGCCGCTTGGGCGGTGCTGACAGGCCTAGGAAACCGTATGTCAGCACCTTTTTGAAATCTATAGATGGAGTCTCTATGAGAGACGTAGCAATTGAGTTTGAACGCGAAGAGTTGGTTATATTCGCGCTAGCAATTAATGCAACATTATGCCCAAAAACTGACAGCGATCAAGAAAATGTGGAGCACGTTACTGCAATGCATTCACTGCTCGATCGACTGATAAAACCGCTTAGTTAAATTGATAACCAGCCCTCACATTGAGGGCTTTTTAATTGAATATTCCAATTAGAATTGTCCCCACAATGCAGATAATCATTATTGGGCCCATGATTTCCATAAAACTATCGGCGCTAACTTTTCCGTTACTCAGCAATAAAACCGCAATAATGAAAAACGGGATACCTAGCGCAAAATGTTTTGTTGCAGCAGCCGATCCAATGATCAGCATTAATATTCCAATAACATCACGCATAAATAACCCCACGCTATTTGTATGTGGCTAATTATACATCACTTGCTGTGCGTCATTCGAATCGCTGAATAAGTTGTGCCGCAAAATCGTTACGACGTTTCAATAACCTATCAAGTCTGTCTCGTTTCTGTTCAGAGTTAAGCAACTTGTCACGCTGGATGAGTGACATTTCATTGCGCAAGGCACGGAACTGGAGTTGCGCTTTGTTTAGTGTCTTCCGCCCTGCCAGCTTGGTCTTGTTTTCCTCAAGCAAGGCACTGGCTTCATCAATTCGTCCTTCTTTGCGGTATTGAAGAATGGTGTCATAAACCTGATTAGCCTCATCAACCATCCGGTAAAAGTCCTGCATAGCCTGGGTTGATTTAGCAGGCGCGGATCCTTGGTAGACTGATTTTAAGATAGGTATTTGATCTGCACGCAATGCCGGACTGGCACCATAATCACCCATCATTCTCACCAAGCTATCACCCATAGCCATGACATATCCACCCATAGTTCCGGTGTATCCAGACACAATGTGCTCAAGTTTTTTAGGGCTCATGCCAGTTAACTCGCCTAACTCACGCATCATTAAACTGGTTCGTTCATCATAACGAGCTTCTGGGTTTACATTCATGTCGCTCATGCTTTCGATCGGACCACCACGGAACGGATCATAATTGAAATATGCCTCTGTCAGTGGTTTTACAACTTGTGGGATTGGGTTTATAGCGAAGGTTTCCAGCATATTCCTTGCGACCACTTTGCCAAACTTTCCAGCAGTGTCCTTGCCTCCCATTGTCCGAGCCATACGCTCTGGCAGAGTCCCAAACATCAATCCAATTTCAAACGGTTTTGGAATGCGTAAGTGTTGATCACCTAGCCAGAAGTGCCAATTCAGATCTTTATCCCAATCAGGTAAATCTTCATACCGTTCATCGTCCCAATTCAATGCCAGCAGTGCAAGTGATGCCCCGGCTATCATGCCGCCACGTTTAGCTATCTGTTTTGGATTGGCTTTGATGGCACGACCTAGCTTGCCTAAACCCTGCATGCGAGCGTTAAAGAATGGCAAAACATCGACGAACACCTGCATAAGTTTTGATGCGCCCATCATAGAGAAATCCATCAAGTCTTTTGCTTCAAATGCGGCTTGAGCATGGGTCTTACCAGCCTTAATTGCAGCCTCATAAACCGCCTCACGGGATCCGTTTTCTACGGCCTCTCCGACCCGCTCGTATTTCTCCCAGTATTTACCAATAGCATCCATGGCTTGTTTGCCATTACGAACGATGGTTTTTTCGTATCGGTCAACCTGTTCTGGCGACATACCTTTACGGCGTAATGCCTTGCGGACGGCAGAGGCCATGGCTTCCGGGTCATTCCCGCGTAGGTTACCACCCATGAAGGAAGCGCCAGAGAACATCATGTCGATTGAGCTATCGTCCATTTTCCATGCTTTTTTCATTCCGCGAATTGAGTCAATCATCGGTTTGAATCCATCTTCATTGATCGCCCAGGTGCTCGCAGCATCACGCAGAAAGTTTCTCAACATGAAATCAGGACTCGCTGTAACGCCGGCGGTAAGAATGTGTTTTGCTTTCATAGCCAGCCGGCGAACGGCACCACGCTCCACTTTTTGGTCAATCATGGTCATGGCATTGAATAGATCTTTGTCGTTAACGCGGATCAGATAGTCTTCACCCTCTAGCTTCACAATCATCATGTCATTTTGGTTTTTAACTGCTGCCTTTATATCCATCAGATTTGGCTTTGTGAGCACCTCGATTAAGTCCGTTTCAGCCAAGTTATGAACAACTTTCTGTGCAGCCATATTCTTCATAGCTGCATCAATTGTCTTACTGGTGGTGGTGAAAATGTTCTGCAGTATGTCGTTTACATTAGCGGTACCACCTTTTAGCTTTTTAATACCAGCAGTCTGATTGGCTATACCCTTGTGCTTATATGGCCCAGTAACATCGCCATCTTCGGTTTCACGGAAAAATGGGACGTACCATTCGCTATCCCATGCGGACCGTTCTTCTGCAGTAAACAGACCGGCCTCTTCGGCTAGATCTAATACTGCTTTATTGAGCGCATTCCATTTTTTGCGAGCAGATTCAAACTTAATTTCCTTTCCATTTCCCTTGGCTTTTAACGCAGCAATATCTTCTTGTGTAAGTAGATTTTCACGCCCCTCAGCTAATAAAATTTCTCCACGATGCCCAGCCATCCATCCAAGCCAGTTATGCAGATCTGAACCAAGGCTTTCAAATATTCCCAGCAATGAATCTGCCTCGCCGGTTCCATTTTTTCGCTGAATAACGCCATCCTTCCATACTGGCAAGCCATGTAACATCGTGGCATTCATCACCGTGGCAGATCCAGATGCCAATCGTGCGGCAACATACCCAGAATCAGACGCATCAACTTTACCACTGGCATCTTCTGCGTATTTAATTGGTGCCAGCGCATCAAGGATCTGTGTATTGGCTTTTTTGATGGTTTCATCAATCCAAGATTTAACTTTTGTGCGGTCAGCTTGTTTTAGCTTATTTATGCGTTCTTTAGTCTTATCGATCACATCTTGTTTTGGGCCAAGACCTAGCTTATTCATTAACGCATCATCTGCTGGCGATGATCGGCTTAACATTGCATCATTGCGCTTGCGAATATCAGCATCAGTAAGTACACTAAAATTATGACCACCCATACTTGAACCTAAGGGCAATTGCAGCCCAGTGCGTAAAGAGTTAAGGTGGTTTTCTTTTATGTATCTGGTCAACCCATCTGATAACCACTGATTGATCTGTGCTTCTGGTCGCCCGTGAATACTGGCAATCCGATTAATGTCCAAATATTTACCAGCAACCACTTTCAACTGAATAGCGGATACCACGCTGCGCCCTGATTTGTCAGCCGCATCAAGCAATACAACTAAACTATCTCCCGGGTGTGTTTTTGAATCGAATACAGAAATTGGGTCATGAAGTAGCTCTGGCAATTTTTCAATAACATTCATTGGCACATCATGCTTCACCCCATTGACGGCTTTTCTGATGGTATCCCGACTTATTCTTAGAATAAGATCTGGAGCGCCAACAGCTTTCAACACTTCTGGCGTACTGCCAATATCGATCATGATCTCGCCACTGCGTTGTGAACGCATTCCTTTTTCTAACTGAGTTCGATAGTTGTCCACATCTTCTTTATTTGGCTTGAATGGATCAGTTTCGCTGCCATGGCTAAACATTGCATTTTCAGTTTTCGGCGCCAGCACACCATTCTCAATGCCATTCCGCATGTTCTTGGCGATAGCATGTAATACTTCATCCAAATGTTGCTCAGATTCGTTTTGGCTAATGAAATTCACCTTTTGCAGCGCTGATTTAACCATTCCAACAATACGCTGCCACATCCTTCCAGCGGGGCCGCTATCAGCTGGTCGATTTTCAGCGTAGTGAGCAAAAGCCTCTTCCATCTGAGTGAACATATCTTTATCAGCGTAGTTCTTGGTTACAGTGTCAACGGCAGAGCGAATTGCCGGTGATGTTTCATACCCCTTGGCGATAGCATTCATGATCTTCACGTAAGCATCTTCACCAACTACATATCGCAACCCATGATGGACTAAGATTTCGTGGCGCATTATTTGTCTTAGTCTCGAAGAGTTTTGAATAGCAGAGGCATTGATCAGGATTGTTTTCGAGTCAGGAAGGTATGCGGCATTATCCATTTCACCGCTTTGAATTGAATTGGCAAAACCGCGATCAGCTAGCGCTGATTCAAACTCAGTCTGATCTCTTACCACTTCGACGTTGATATCCGTTTTGAACTGGCGTAGCCACTGCTTTGCAACCATCGCCGCTTCTGGCTTCGTCATCCCATTGCCAGATTCTTCATCTTTATTTTTCTCAAAAGACGATTTTGAGAATAAAGCTACATTTCCATTTCCTTCCGTTTTGTAGTCGATTACTGAAAAAAATCTGTCAAATGCGCCTCTGATAGCCGGTATCTCACCCGCTGTTGGATACGGATAACTGCTATCTAATTCAAATCCAAGGCTTTCGGCGGCAGACCATGTTTCATTGGAAACAATATTTGCTAGATAGTCATTAGATGCATTCTGATCTTGCAGCTTTGAAATAAGATATGACTCAAACGCCCTTGCTGACATCTCCTCTTTTGTTGTCCAATAGTCCTTGCTTCGCTTCGCATCCAACTTACTTGATCTAGCTTTTATAGCTGTATTTTCAATTGCGCCAACAACAGCGCCGAACGAATCAACCATCTCTTTGCGCACAGCTCCAGAGTAGAAATAATCACTTCCTCTTGCTGATAGCGAGACATCCCGCGCAGTCGTTAACATCCCATCTTGGTTGCGCATTCTTGAAAAATAATTATCTAGCGCATGCCACCACTCATGTCCAAGCGAACCAGCTCCGCTTTTTTTTGTAAGATTGATAACCACATTTCCTGGTTCATAATGAGCGGCTGCAGCTCCTATACCGCCAGCTCCCCTAGCTCCAAATGCAATACCAAGCTGGCCATTAAGCGATAATGCTTTTGGTGGAACACCAATAATCGCAGCCAAATCCATTAACGCATCATAGGCTCTATTCAGATCGCTCTGCCGGCGGTCCTGTTCAACCCAATTACCAAACTCAACACCTCTGAACCCAAAAGTACCCGCGAACATGTCAGTCGTAACATCCTCACCACCGCGCATATCCTCACCAACTCGTGGATTATTGGAGTCTTTGCGCTCGTTAGGTATTTTCTTGAATTGTTCAAGCTTGTCGGTTAACTCATTTTGATTCTCATCTTTGTAGGCCCTAGCTTCTTTTATTGTTTTAAATGGCCCAGACAGAAGTGCTGGATTGCGTCCTATTTTTTTACCAACATAGAACCCAGCCCCATCACTCTTACTAAAAATCTCAAACGTGGTTTCTTTAGGTTGGACCTTGCCAATATCCGGCTTCACCTCATACATCTTTTTAAATTGATCAATTGCCTGCTCTTTGGTTTCAGCCGAGGCTATCATCATAGGCCAACTACCAAATGATTTTGATTTTGCTGTCCGCTGAACAGACCAAATTGTTTTTGGAGGGTTAAATTTCTCCCCATAAAATATGCTGTACTGACCCTGTTCAACAGTGAGATCACCAAGCGAGTTTTTATGACCAACCGCATGATACAAGTCTGCCTTTCCTAGCAACCCGTCCATATACCGACCACGAATTCCGACAGATGAAATCTTATCTTTTAGCGATAATGGTGAAATATTGCCTTCTGCAATTTGAACGGATAAATCGCGTAATACTGTTACTTGTTTTGCCCAAGATGACAGCTTGCTAGGTGTTTTTGGTTTTGCTGGAATGGATTCTCTAGCTGATCGGATAAATGAAACTGCCCAACCATCCATTCCATTATCAAGCAGATTTCTGTAATTAGGTTCTGGCCACGCCTTTGAAAGTGGAAGCGCCTCCACCTCTTCGGATGTATTACCGTTCATGCCATCCTTTATGGATTGCCAAACATCCTTTCTGGCCCCGCCAATCTTCTCACCAAAGTCGGATATTTTTCCCTTTTCAGTAGATGTTGCCTTTCTGGTGGTTGCTAGCTGATTGGTTAATGCATTGTCGCTTCCGATTCGTCCAGGCTCCACAACTGAAGCTTCCGCATTATTGGTGTCTGTGATGGCGGAATTAGCATTTCCACTTTGCTCTCCTGTGACGAGTTCACCAACTGTTGCGCCTCCTCCTGTGTTATTACTTGCTGTGACATCGCTTGTTCCAGGAACAGTAGAAAGCTGTCCATTACTGGTGACATTGCCGGTCTCCTGTTGCTTTGATATGAAGTCTTTAACCGCTGGCACCGAACCTTTACCAACCACAACGCCGGTCTTTGATTTGATGGCCGTAATGTCGTTATCTTTGGCCCATGCCTTTAATGCAATGGGGTCACCCTCAAGAATCATGGTTCCGTCAAGTTTGTCCTTGAATCCTGTCCATGGAAGTTCTTGTTTGGTGGCAACAACAAGTGCTTCCTCCTGCAACGCCACCGGAGCGCTGTTTTCTACTCCCCGATCGCCATTCGATACAACCGCAACACTATCTTGACCGACAAGCTGATCTTGCTCGTTGTTTGGCATTAGCGCGGTGCTGGTATCTACTTTTGAACTTGGGAATTCATGTAACAGAGGGATTAATTCCTTAGCTGGCGCATTCAGCCTGATAGCACGAACATCACTGCTAGAATCACGCTTAGCAATCCATTGATGATGACCATCGATAACATAGCCATCACTGGAAACCAGAACGGCACGATCACTGTCGGCCTGCTTTGCAGATTCAACCTTATTAGATGAAAACTCTGCTTGTGTTGGTTTCAATTCAGTAGATGGAATTGTCTCTTCTTGATGCGAAACACCTCGTGCATTGAGAAAATTGACCATAGCACCACGGTCTGCAGTTTTGATCTGTGGCATTTCTGAACGAGGGATTTTTAATGAACCTGATTTATCAGAGAAAGATACCCATTCATCATCAATATTAGAGCCACGATACACATGCTCATCCCTTGCTATTGCTTGACCGTTGCTTGACTCGTTGACGTTAATATCTGGCTGATTTTGAGCAACAACTTGTGGTGAGGCATTTTGCGTAGTGGCTTCTGGTGACTGAGAATCAATACTGTTTTTTGCAATTATATCCTTAACGATTGGGGTCGATTTCTTGCCAACAATGACACCAGATTTAGATTTTATGGTAAGCACATTATTGGCTTTAGCCCACTCACTTAACTGGGCTCTATCACCCTCAAGAAGCATCGTACCATCTGGCTTTTCCTTGTAACCAGTCCATGGAAGTTCTGGCTTGGCTTCTGTTGCAGGCTTTTGAGTTGCATCAGCTTCATGGCTTAGCTTGGCTTCTGTCTGATCTGCAATTGGTTGGGCAGCGATTACCGGTTTACCTAACTGTGAGATAGCATCATCTGGATTGTATTTGCCTGCATTATTGATGTTTACGCGATTTCCGCGCTCATACAATTCAATGGTGCTAGCAGTTCTATCACTTCCAGAACGTTCACCGCGCATTCGAGAAACAGCTTCATTGATATAGTCACCAGCAACAGAGCGGTCTTTATGTGCTTTTGCCACCTCAATTGATCGCTGAATGACGGCATCTGCCTGCTTAGATGTTAATAACCCATCATTTACAGCCTTTTGAAGTCCACCATATGCTTGCTCATTGTCATCTCTTGACGCATCAACTATCGCATTATCACTTGCAGCTTCATTTTGCTTGACCGTTGTTTGACTGACAGGCTGCTCGTTGACGTTAATATCTTGCTGATTTTGAGCGACATCCTGATTTGACGTTAATTCGTTAACATCAACAAGATCAGCGGCTTGATTGATGTCGGCGACATTTGTGTCGTTAACATCTGCTTGCGGTGTGGCGATCAGTTGTTGATTCTGGCTTGCCTGTACTTGCTCCAGCTCGGTCTTATCCACTACCCCAAATCCGCCGGTTGGTAACGCAATCGGTGTTTCAGTTTTTCGGCTGGCCAGCTGCGCTTCTTTTTCCGACCCGAATGGTTTTCCCCGCTTAGTAACACGTATGGTTTTTAACTGATCAAAGATAGATGCAGATTCTGAACCTGCCCGCTCTATTGATTGCGCTACCAGTGAGCGAGGGTCTCGCGTTGATTCTGCATCGAGTGATTTATCCGCTGTGGCTCTTGCTTTGGTAACCGGTGGAACATAGTTGTCATTAACACCGTTGCCAGGTTGTCCAGGCATGTTGATTTGGTTTTTGTAATCTAACCCGCGGGACTCTGGAATGATTTCATTCGATTGACCATCAATAGTCGTGCCCGACTGCTCAGTAGTCGCAGGAACACCTGCGGGCTCACTGGCAAGCAACAGATCACCCGTAACTCCCGATTCTTGCGGCGTTTTTCCTTGGTTACCTTGCTGTATAGACTGCTGAATTAGATCTTCTGCAGTTGGTGCACCACCTGCTGCCAGTGCTGATTGTGCTTCGGTATATGGATTAGCATCTTGTAATGCGGATGTGTCTCGACCAGTTGGATTGTTTTGTTGTGTCCTAAGAAATGCCGGATCATCAGGGTTGCCAGTAACTGATTTTTCAATGGGCGCTAATACACCATTTTCTTCTGCAGCCATGTTTTGCTTAAATTGCTGCTGATTATTTTGCGCCTGCTGTGTCGCAGCTTGCAGCTCTGGGCTTATGTCACCTTGTCGCTGATATGCCGGGATGCTGAGCGAATCGTCGGTTGGTTGAGAGTTATTTGCTGCATCTTCCGGACTTGATTCTGCTGCACTTTGCAGATCAGGCGAAAAATCACCAGTCTGTTCAGCTCCGTCACTGGTCTGCGTAGGATTGTTTGAACCATGAACAACTGAACTACCCGCACCAATACCACCACCAGACATAACACCAAGAAACCCAGCTTCTGCTGCTGATTGCTTAACGCCTTGCATTGGATCAATGTTTGTCCCAGCAATAGCATTATCACTGCGATTCTGAATGTTTTGTTGTGCACCCTCCTCTGCCGCTTCGCCAACGCCCTCACCCAGTCCACCTTTAGCAAAACCTTTCCCTGCTCTGGAGAGTAGATTGCCCGTCACTGCAGACGCACCAGCCTTACCGGTTATCATCTTGAACAACATCGCATCGCCGAGCACGGTCCCAGCGGCGGCAGCAGCATATGTTGTTGGGTCAGACTTCGCGTAGTCAGCGGCCATATCTGCAGTTCGCTGACGAGCTAAATCAAGACGATCGGAAGATGACAATGATTGATATTGAGGATCTTGATTAACAAGCTGAACGTTTTGCTTGAATGAGTCACTATTCATTAACTCTTCAAAGCTGAGTGATTTAACCGACTCTCTGGTTTGATCTGCTGTTTGTCCAACTGACATTGCTGCACCAGTTGAAAATGCCGCCTTCTCGCCAATACGCTGTGCTGTTAACTCAGCAACCTGTGCCGCGTACGCTTCTGGCGCCCTGCGCTTGAGCATTGATCGTGTAACGGCTGCTTTCACGCCCCCTTTAACAGCTCCACCGACAACAAGTGTCCCGCCAACCGTGCCGATCACATCAGACATTTTCATAGCCCATACGGCTGGATCGGTTGTCCAAGCATCGCCTGCATGCAAGCTTCCACCTTTGTCTTCGGTAAAAAATTGACGATTCATCGCCTCTTTACCCTGGTCTGAAACAGAATCCTTTACCCAATCACCGCCGCCCTTAATCGCTCCACCAACTGCCTGCGCTACTGGCTCAATAACCACATCGGCTGCATCTGCTACCGTGTTGATTGATTTATTTGTGTCGCTACTACTTCCATTAACATTCGCACCATCTGCCAACCCAGTTGCGACAGCAGCTGCCATCTTTGCTTGTGCTGCGTCTTCTGGGGAAAGAAAAGTATCAGCAGCCTTGCCAGCCAGCCAATTAACGCCCTCACTTAGCATTGAACCTTTTTGCACTGTTTCGCCAGCGCGAGCCACATCACCAAGACTTAGCTCTTTAATTCCGGTACCAACAGAGGATACGGCAGACCCCATTAACTGCTTTGGCGCATCTAATGGCTTTATCTCAAGGTTGTTCGGCTTGCCAGCTCTCGAAGCTAAATCATTCCGCAGTTTTATATTTCTATCCCATGATTCAGATACGTGGTCTAATTCTTGGTTTTGCTGATCAGCCATGGCAGTCTCTCGGAATTAAAAAAAGAAAACCCCCGCAGAGTGAACTACGGGGGTTATAGGTATTCAGAAATGAAAAAGGCCGAACTGTTTAAAATTCGGCCATGATGGGGAAATGCTAACGCTTGCGGTTGGTTAATGCAACTTTACTTAGGCTTGTGATTTAAGGCTGCCTGTTCAAGGGATTGGTTCTTTAATTCATTCTGGTATTTCTGATACTGTTGATCAATTAAAACTGTATCAACATTGTTTAGCGTAATGCGTCCAGATGATACCAGCGCATTGATGTATTGTTGTTTGCTTTTATCACTTCCTGCCCACTCAGTTAATAATTTTACTGGCGTATCACTGAATGGTTGTCCTTTATCTCCAGATGAAGAAGTTACATCACTTAATCCATAAAGATTTTTATATTCTGCCTTTCTTGCCTCTCCGGCCACCCGTTCATCCGCTACTTGTTGCTTTACCTCTTCCTTGTTTGCCATTGGATCGCTTGCTGAGTTTCGCAGTATTTGGCTGATATTTTTCTGAGTGTCTGAGTCAATATCAGCAACGGCTCGTGCATAACCTTTTCGATCTGGTCCTTGAATCACACCAATATCCTGCAGCAAGGTATCTGGGTTTTTAACTGCATTAGCCATATTCGCCCGAGCACTAATAACCCCAACAATATCAGCAGGCGAAAATGTTCTAACTAAGTCGTTTTTATCGCTACTGCGATTAACTGTTACCGGCTTAGCATCCCCCATTGAACCATCTTCATAAACTGGGGTGACTTCTAACGCTAATGAGCCATCTTTCATTGGGACTATCCCGGCAAATTTTTTATCTACCACTTTCTTACCGGAATCATCTACATAGCCAATCCCTTTTTTCACCTCATCACGGAATACAACGTCCATCTGCTGTTTCATCTGCGGTGAATTAAGTTGACTATAAAACTCCTGACTATGAAACTGATCTGGCTTGAAGTTGGTCATGATGTTTTGCACGCCAGACTTCAGTCCGGTTACAGCGGTGACATAGTTTTTGTCAGTGTATTTATTGATGTTCATAGCCCCAGCACGTGGGTCGTTCAATGCTGCTGCTTGTTGTTCGGTTAGTGGTTTCCCAGCTGAAATGTTTTTCCATCCACCTAGCAATAATCCGGAATTTTCCTCGGCCCACAGCTGTTTTTGTTTTTCTTGAAGGGCAAAATCGGTTAACTGTTTTTGCTGTGCTGCTTGTTGCTTATCAATATCCAACCTTGCTTTTGCTATTCCGGTTTGCGCGTTTTGATTGGAGATGCTGGCCATGGTTTGCTTTTCATTTAGAGCATCGATATTTTTTTGTCGCGATCTGTTATATCCAAGCTCTTCAGTATATCGACCATCCTGTACTTTCTCGCGATCTACCATGTGATCCCATGATTTATCTCGATAGTCTTTACTATCTTTTGCTTCCTGCTCTTGCAGATTCATTGCGCGGTCAGCTCTTTCATTGGCTTTTTGTTGGCTTTGATAATCAGCCATAGTGCGGAAGCCATTCAGAAACCCATCAGCAAAGCCTTGTGTTGATAAACGCATGTTAATTCCTTAGAAAAGTGACGCAACAAGACCAATACCGGCACCGACGGCAGCACCTGGCATCCCGCCAACCATAAAGCCAACGGATGCCCCTGTACCAACAGCCCCCATTGTGGTGGCTTTCTTTGCGGCTTTAAGTTGTGCGTTGTCACCTTCTCGCTGTGCTTCTTGATTCGACACGTCAGCCATACCCTGTAAAGCCTGTTGACGAGTTGATTGTGCGGCATCCAATAAGCTGTATCCCATTGCCATCCCCTTATGATGTGGTGTCTTCGGTTAGACCGGTGGTATAGCTGCGCGCTGTGCTGCCAGCCAGAATGCTGAGGTTTCGTTCTTCTGCGGCGCTGCGTGTTCCATTCTTCGCGGAAGCCACAGCCAGTGATGTATTTAGGCTGCTGCTGTTGTCATTACCGTTGATTGATGTTGCAACGCCCATTCGTGACATCTGATTGCTTTGTGCCTGCTCTGCGCTGGAAACGGCATTAGCCGCGTTTGTTGAAGTTCGATTGAGCTGTGCATTCATCAATGAATTGTCAGTCGCTAAACTCATTAGTTTCTGTTGCTCTGGGTAATATCGTGTTTTCCAATCGGTGTATTGTTGTCGCACGATGTTGGCGTATTTATCTGATGCGTACCCCATGGATCCTCCTTACTTGTTCATCTTGTATGCTGCGTATCCGCCAGCAGCAGTACCTACGGCGTTAACCATGCCTGCATGTTCGTTGTAAGACGCCTCTGCATCAGCACTGGCTTTTGCCGCGCTCGATTTAGCCAAAGAGGAGTATCCAGATAGCGCATCCGCTTTTTGCCCGGCCCCAAGCGATACGACATCAGAAAGGCCCGCGGCGTATTTGCTGGCTTGGTCGTTCTGCGCTTTATTGGTGGTGTCAATCTGAGAGGAGACTTGCGACTTGGTGATGTCACTCATCGCGGCCTGATATTTGCCGCTGGTTGGATCAACACCTGATGCGGCCAAATTATCTGCTGTCTTATCTCTTGCCTGACCAAATGCGCTTGATGTTTGTGTTGCGGCATCACCGGCTACCTTGGTGTAATTCGATTCATCGTTCAGGCTATCAACTTTGTCCATGAACAAGTCTTCATACTGTTTCAAATCACTTTGGTATGTCCTCCATTGTTCATCCGCAATATCTGCCTGCGCTTTCTGCAGGCTTGTTTCTTCCACTGAGCTGTCTCCGCCACCCATAAAACCTCACAATGTCATTTCAAAAACCATTCGACCCATTGAGTCGTTATCTTTTCTCTGCCAGCCGTACTTACCAGCAATACGCGAAAACCCTTTTCTAACTGTGTGAAAACGAATAAACCTTGCACCTATTTTTCTGCTTAAAAACTTCACAAATTCGGTGTACTCATTAAGGCCATCTGCCCGCTCAGACCACGCGGCCCAAACCAAAACACCTGGTATTCCATCGTCTGTAATTGGCTTTAACACCCAACCAGCCCGATCCCGCACAAACAAAAAAGCCTGCTTTTTAAGGCAGGCTTCGTAGATTTGTTGCGGCAAGTTTGGTTCGCCGCATTGCACGGAGGCTTTGTGTAATATTAATATCAAGAAAAAGTGCCTGTTGATGCTGGATTAACAGTAATAAGCCCACGAGCCCTATCTTGCTCTGCGAGTAGAGTAATGGTTGCAGATGATCCTGATGGAAGATAGAACACGTAAGAAACAATAGCTGTGGCCGGAGTGTTGTTGTAGGTAAAATCGCTATCAACCTCGCCGCCGTTGACATACAACCTAATCCACTGCTTTCCGTTTGATGAATATCGTGCATAAGCGATTATGCTTACTTGCTTATTCCCAGATAGTGCGTGCACAGTTACTGTTTGACCTTTGGCTATAACTGCCGCCGAAGATACATCTCCGACAAGCTTGTTCGCGTAAACCTTACCTAGTACATTGCAGTTTTCAGCGATGGTGACGTTATTAAATGTTCCAGAGCTGGCATTAACTTCGCCATTAAACCGCCCGCTGTCTGCATAAAGCCGGTTCGTATAGAGAGAACCATCCTGATAGATGATCGTATTCCAGCCAAAACCCCAGCCGCCATATGGCCCGCCTTTGCCAAACCCAGCTGCACCACTATCCATGTAAATATTGCCGAGCGACAGGGAGCCGCCATTAATGACGGGCGAAGAAATACTGACGCCAGCTTTAACATAATCAGCCGTTAGCTTCATGGCCGTCACGGTTTCGATTGTTGCAGTTTCAATGGCGGCTTTCTGGATAACAACCCGCCCATCCGACACCGCAAACAATGACTGCGTAGGCGCGGCGCTGTTGGGGTCAAATACAAAAAACTGACTCGCAGACACCATAACCTGCGATTTTCCGCTGCTATCAACCATAAGGCCGATACCCGCTTGAACATCCGCGATCTGGCCTTTAACCGTCCACATTGCCTGCGCACCAGCTTGCAGCGATGAGATAGCTTGGCTTTGTGTTTGAACTGATGCAGTTAAGTTGTTAGCGGTTGCCTGAACAGTGTCCACTCGCTGGCTTAAAGCGTTATCTGCGGCGGCTCTGTTGGTTACCTCCTCCTGAGCTAAGGCATATGCGCTATCCGCCTTGGCTTGTGATACATCAATTCTCTGGCTTAATGAGCTATCCGCATCAATGCGGGCGGTTTGCTCTGACAACAAAAGAGCGCTGACTGGTCGAGTAGCGTTTGCATTTGTCCACTGAACCCCGGTGATCATCCACCAGTGGCTACCTCCCGCGTAATCCAGCTGTACCCACAAGCTAATACTGGCGGCACCCGCTGGCACCGCAATCGACCCGGATATTGTGCGCCATTCTGCCGAGGCATCAGCACGGGAACCCGCAAGTAGCCAAGAAATAACCTCTCCACCGGCATTTTTAACGGAAGCGCCAATGCCGATACGAGGAGCCCCGAGGTCTCCAGTGGCACACGCCAAGCTAAAGTGGTAAACATCCCCGGCTGTAACCGGGATGCTTTTCCCAATGGTGTCTCTGGCTGAAATTTCAAGGCAGTTTGCCGCTGGGCTGCCAGGTGGCATGTATGGGTATCCGGCGTATCGAACAACGCCTTGTCCGTAGAATCCGTGATTGTCATTGGTGAATGCCGGATTAATGAAAAGGTTTCCGGTATCCCCTCCAATTACAGCCTCTATCCGATCTGTTCTGCCAGCGATAGCACTATCTGCTGCGACTCTGGCCGCTTGCTCAGATTGAATGGCCGCTGAAACTCCATTAACAGCAGCATGTATTGTATCAATTCTGGATGACAATGCGGCATCACCTGCCGCCCGATTCGTAATTTCAGTTTGAGAAATGGCGTATGCTGAATCAGCAACAGCCTGAGCTGTTGATACTCTGGTGCTTAATGCGGAATCCTCATTTGCTCGAACGACAGCTTCATCCTGAATGGCGGCAGAGTTGCCGCCATTTAAGGCTGCCACAGTATCAATGCGACTTGATAGTGATGCGTCAGCCTCGGCCCTTACCGTCTGCTCAGATTGCAGGGAGGCAGCCACGCCATTAACTGACGCCTGCGTTGTGTCAATTTTTATTGATAGCGCACTGTCAGCACTCGCTCTGTTCGTGATTTCAGTCTGCGTCAATGAATAAGCAGAATCGGCTTTTGCTTGTGCCGTTGAAACCAGCATTGTTATAGCTGAATCAGCATTAGCCCTTGCGGTTGATTCGTTTTGTATTGCGGCCGAATTTGCGCCAGTCGCAGCAACCACCTGATCAACGCGTGAACTTAGCGCCAAATCGCCGTTTACTCTGGCTACCTCTTCGCTGGATGCCTTTGCGCTTAATGCCGCATCTGCTGTTTTATATGATGATTCCAGTGTTGATATGGTCTGTGATAACGCTTCATCCGCTGTGACCCTTGCTGTTTGCTCGTTTACGCCTTGCGCTGTCAGGCTTGCAGAGGTTGTTTCAAAATTAGCCCGTAACTCCTCAACAGTTTGCGCCAATGCCTTGTGGTTATTGGCAACGACAGTCATGTCTTTTCTGATTGATGCTTCCGATACGCGACTCACCCGGCCTGACTCATCATCAGAGAGTGCCGCATTTGCGGCGGCCAGTGCCGCTAAATCAGCCTTTGTCTTTAATTGCTCATAGCTGCTTGCTATCGTTTCAGCATTAGTGCTGGATGATTGCTGTAGTTGTGTGACAGAGCTGTTTAATCCGGATACCGATGTATCAATATTGCTCAGTCGCTGGCTTGTTGCTGTATTTGCCGTTGAAACGGTTTGTGATAGCTGGGTGATCGAGGCGGAATTTGCCGCAGCAACAGATGCATTCGCGGCATCAGCGGCTTTATATGCGCTATCGATCTGAGTAATTTGAGTGGCTTTTGACTGCAAATCAGTATTGACGGCGATTAGCCCGGATTCTGCCGTAGACACCCGACTCCCGAGCTGATCAACGGATTGTTGTGTCGCCTTCTGGGTAATGGAACCTTCCGCGGCACTCATGCGGCCGGTTAATTGGGTTACATCCTCTGTGGTTTCAGTGAATTCAGCGCGGGTGACTTGGTTTGTCAACTCTGCATTAATTGAATTCATCTGCGTTTCAACGGTGGAAATGCGCTGCGCTTGTAGCGATACATCGACTGATGATGCCTTTTGTGTCAGCGTGCCCTCTACTGATGAAACTCGTTGAGTAACCTGATCTATATTGGCCTGCAGCTCAGATCGGACAACATTAATAGCATCAATCGTTATCTCGCCGGTTGCCGGGTCAACGGAAAGTATCGCATTGCGCAAGCTTTGAACGTCAGCGCCATACCGCAATACCTTTTGGCTCAGCTCATCGTGCAGCAGTGAAACGTCGATAGTTGTTGAGCCAAGCAAGTCTTGTGCTGCTTTTAATATCGCCTCGGCTTGTGATTGGCGTTCGGTCAGCGATGAAAGGTCAACTGTGATCTGCTGTATTTCAGCCGCTCTTTCTTGAATGGATACATCAAGAAGCGGGATTTGCCGAATGGATGTATTGAGAGCCGGGATCAACTCGATATTAGTTAATAACGATTGAGCCAAATGGCTTTCTTCAATCTGACCCTGCAACGCATCCAATATGTTTTGAATGTTTTCCGCTGTTTCAGCATAGGTACCAGACTCCGAATTGTACGGCCCAGCGACCGGCGGATTACTTCGATTTACAAACCGAACCCAGTAATACACTTTGGCCGATCCGCCGATGGGATCTGAGTACATATTGGCAGATGAAGTGCCGATTTTTACAGCCACCGACAGGTTATCCGTCCCCGCCCTGAACACCTCGGCGTAAGCATGCCCGCGATAATTCGGATCATCCCACTCGATCAGAATGGTATTGAATGCCCCATTAGCAATAACATTGAGCGGTTTTACCGGGAACTGAATATCTGTGGGAGAAGAAATGAGATCGGCGTTTATCCCGGCTTTATAGTTTGATCCTATCCGGGAAAGCGTGGCGAGACCGAGGGATTGCAGGTCACGATATGTCACTGCTTTATCAAGTTGATTTCCGCGCTGCCCGGTTAGTAGCTCTACGTTTTCAGCCACACTTGGTAGATCTCTACCAGAGGCAAACGCTGCTTTATCCGCCACTGCTCATCTCCTGCATTGATGTCGCCAGCGTGATCCGTTCGACCTTTGAATTTCCTCTCACTTCAATTTGCCATTTGTATCCGCGAAATGCTGGCAACCTGAACGCGCCATCCGGCAGGATGGATGAAGACAAATCCAACTCTTGTACTCCGTCGATCAGTAATGTCATTCCGATTTTGCTGATGTCATCAGCGATAATTCGACAGCAAGAAAATGAGGTCCCCTGATCCTCGATGAATTCTTTACTGCGCCACCGGAATTCAACATTGCTTTCTGAGCTGCCACGCCATGAGTAGAGTGACGAACCTTTTGCCAGATACAGGGCGTCGGCGGTCATGTCGTTATAGGCTGCATCCCATTGATTAGATAGCTCCCTGAAATCACCTGTTTTTGGGTCATAGATAAACCCGGTAACATCTGTTAATCCGATGTACTTCCCTTCGTATGACCACGCTTTCAATGTTTCCGGACTCATTGCCTGCCACTGATCGCGGGAAATGATCCGCTCTGTAGCTACGGACGCACCACTTTCAGTTACACCAACTAATCCATCCGGAGAGGCGTAAAGAACAACCCCATCAACCGACACCATAGATCGCTTGCTGATGCAGGCTTGCTGTACGTTAAGTTTTTGACTTGTGATTGATGCAGACGAAACACCGGTCATCACGTAGGGGTAGCCTTTTGTGCCAACCACTAGTGAGGTTCCGGCAGGGCAAATAGAAACCACATCATCTTCTGTCGTTAGCCTGTTGGCGTTCGGCCACGCATAGGGCAAATATGCGCCAGAAAACAACACGGTATTACCTGAAAATCCAGCCACAATACCATTCGCCATCAAACACAAGCCCTGCATGTCATCTGGCGGTGGAAGGTAGTCTTCCGTTGCCAGAATCGGCCCAAGTTGATCATCTGTTAGCGAGTCAATGAATGAGCCCACAGCGACATCCAGCTCCGTAACCAAGTACCAGCCACTGCTAGAATCACTTGTCGCACTGCGATATATGCGGCGACGATTAATATTGTTGTTATTTGATTGCGGTGCAGAAAACAGTAGCTCAACTGATGAGTCAGGAATGGCGATAGTCACCTCTATCGATACCGCGCTCGGCGGCCCCTCTTCCCCGGTTGCCGAAACAAACGTCTGAATGTAGTACCGGGTTTCATCGTCAGTAGATGAATCATCAACACCACCCACTGGCGGCGTGATGGCGCCAATACCAACTATGGCTGATGGCGCGGGAACGCCAAGGCGGTAATATGCCGTTGGTCTTACTGCTCCCGATGTTGCTATATCTAACATGGTAACTTTGGGGTATTCACCATCCGTGTAATAAATCCGCCCATAGCCGTCCTGAGCTACCGGTGATCGAATAACATCCACATCACCAGACCACGAAAACCAGAAATCATCCCTATAATGAAAAATTGTTTTTGGTGTAAATGGGAATGTAACCGCATTAAGTTCATCATCATTGAGCGGAGAAATTATTCCGCTATCAAAGTGGCAATCCTTAGCCAACACGGCACATTCATCAGGCAATAGAAATGGCTCAACACGAGGCTTCATGCCCAGCATTGTGGTGATATCGATTGTCGGCATTTGATTTTTTTCAGGAGGGAGAAAAAGAAAAACCCGCAACTCAGAGAGCGCGGGTTATTATTTGGATAATGTAACGCTGAAGATATTTCTGGTCAACTATGCAGCCGATTGCTCTGGCGCGGCAACCTCAGCCGCGACAGGTTCTGGATCAACAAGCCCTGCTAAATCGGCATATGCTGCGCCGTCCGGTACTGCTTCTAAAAATGCATCTCGTTCTGTCTTGCAAAAACTTCTCGCTCGCGGCTGCCCCCGAGATATTTCAGTTTCATCATCAAAGATGATGTCAGTCCACATCACGTTGATCGCATTCAAGTGTTCAAAAACTTGAAAACTGCGTTCTGTTTTTTTATTTAGCATTGTATATGTCCTTATGCGCAGTAATACGTGAATGAAAACCTGATGTGCGTATTTGTCTCATTAACAATGTCTGATGCCTTCATGTTTCTAACTGACCCATCCATATCTATACACATAATGTCGATGTAGTTATAGTTAGGGTGTAATGATCCGAAAACAGCCCGAACATTCACTGATGCGCTATAAATTGCGAGAGGAACTGTGGCGAATTGCGAATTGTTTGGTACAAATGGCAGAGCATCAATCCGTAGTGGAGCATTGTAGTCATAGTGATCTGGCACAAATACAAGTCCGTGCCCTGTGACTGTATTTCCATTGCGATGCCAAAACCCATTGTTCCCATCACTGGCCATTGTTCCCTCACCGATCACAGCTAAAAGCGGTGTAAATACACCGGTAGAGACGTTGTAATTTGACGAGTTCCAGCGTCGAACCCACGATTGCTCTGTAAAGTTAATCGCTCTGCGAAAATACTCTTCATCACTGTGAAAATGTGACGCTTCTTGCTTATACCAGCCGCCAGCACTGTGCTGCTGTTCTCGAAAATGAAACCAGTTTGGGCCAGGAAACGGGGCATTCGCGACGTTGTAACCATCCCACTTTTCGTTATAGTGCCAATTTGCATCTCCATCGTTGTGGTTTTTATTATTCAAGTTGGCATGGCGAATCAGGTCAACGTAGTCACGACGAGTTACAGATGACCCTTCATTGCTTTGCGGCTCACTAGAAAATAAATTTTTTACTACTAAATTGCTTGGTATATCTACATGATCAAAATCGCCAGCATAGTTAATCGAAAGAAAATTGCCCTCTGATGCGCCAAACCCAACCATCGCTCGCTTGTCATTGATGATAAAATCATGGCCATTGGTTCTAATTACTCCCCCTCGCAGATCTGTCGCTGCATTGGCAGCATCAGCAACTCGCGCGGAATCCACGCGCACGCCGTAAGTAGTCGCACCATTCCAGCCCATCAGGGTGGGATATGTTGCCATCCACGGGATAGTTGCATTTACGTTATTGATGTCGGTATCAGCAGGAGATTTACTCTTTGATGCATCAAAAATTGTGTGTCCAGTGCCATAGTGGCGCCAGCGAAGTAATTGCGCCGGAGATCTCAAATCAAACTCAACGGGGCCAGACGCCCCACTATTCATTGCCGACAAGTTTGGAACTGTCACTTGATTCCCGGCAGGACTGGTCAGCGTCACATTAGCGGCAGCGCCAGTAGCCCACGATTCTAGGTTTCCGTACTGCCCATTCGCATACGCGAGAGACTGCGAAATGCGCGATGACAATTCAGGGATCGTGTCAGTGACAGTTACCTGTATCTTGTATTTTTTTCCGGATGCAGTGGCGCCCTCCCATGCCTCAACTAAATAGAGTTCGGTGTCAGAATTAACGTAATCGACTTCACTGATGACGTTGTCGATCACACACATGCAGCCCTTGCCGACTTTTTGCAGCAGATTGCTCAGCCACGACGTTCCGTTCCCGGTTACCTTTTTACTTCCGTTTGTAACCGCAACCGTGCCGGTTCTTACCCAAGTGCCAGCCATTTTTTACTACCTCTACTGCTGAGTGGTTCGCTGGAAAGCCTGACTTTGAATTTGAGCCATAGCATTATCGGCGTTTGTTTTTTCACCAAGTTGCTGCAGGAAGGCGTTGTAATGACTGACCGCTCGATTACTGTTGGCAACATAGTCGGCGTCTTTGCTGTAGGCGCGTGACAAAATGAAATCGATGATCGGGTTGATATAGATATCATCAAGATCGGCAACTGCTGGCGTTGTCACATCATTAACTTGTGCCAACGTTTTTGCCTGCGGCGCCACGGAATAGACCAGATTGATTTTTGCTGCGGCAATTACACCTGGATAGAGATAGAAAACCTTTGGATCGCGATCGTCATAGGTATACGCCGCAGCGTCAGCGGCATCTGCACTAATGTGCCAATCCGGATAGTTATCATCCAAAGCCGACCGATCTATGTAGCGAATAACACGACCGCTGTCATTCCGAACCACATCAATTAGCTTTAACGCGTTAGACGGCAGCAGCTGTTTTGTCCCTGCCACACAAGTGAAATCAACATCTGCTGCGTTCGCATCAGGTCGCATTAGTACAATAGCTCGAACGGAATCATTGTAATAGTCGAGCAATTCTTGTTTAGGCCAGCGAGCCCAAATCTTGTCATTCAGCAGTGTATTGCAACGAGACAGGATGGTATCAACGGTTACAGTTGCCATTTATTGAGCTCCAGTTAAAAGAAACCCCGTGTTCTGACGGGGTTAGAAAATTCGGATTGAATCAGTTCATTGGATTGAGCAAGCCGGAACCGCGCGGCACGCCGATAGCCTTCGGTAAATTCCGAGTCATACAGTTGAGATCGCTTTGCGTCTGTCCATGGCATGCCGGGCTGCAGATACAAAAGCCTTGCTGCGCCAAATGCGATGGTTTCTGCGTGATCGTCGTAGAGTGGTTTTGGTAATGATGAAGCAGACTGAACCGGCTCAACGTTATAACCAATTGTCATACTGGTTATGTCTCGCTTGGCCGTCAGTTGATTGGCTGATATAGCGATGTAATCAATGCCGCCAGACAAAAGCTTGCCATCACCATCAACGATAGAGTTCAGATCGGATGATTTCAGGTTGTCGTTATCACAAACCGTGATTGACTGCCCGTCAATGACACCGGTAAGTGTTTTGCTATCAACCAAATATTTACTGTTACGACAGAAAATAATAGCGGCCTCAACAACAGCCGCTTTCATCATGATTTCAAGTGGTCCGGTAATATGCCGGCGCACAATGGGCAGAAATATTTCCGGATCAACCATGTCCATTATTCAGCAGCCTTACCCTGTTTTTCTTTCAGTGCGTCGCGGACACGAACCGCATAATCACGCACTAATTCGCCAGGGTTAATTTCAATGCCAAGGCTTTCAGATTCAACGATAGTTTTCAGTTTGGTGCTGGTTAACTTGCCCAGATCGCCATAACCATCAACTACAAGACTTGCCGCTTCTAATTCGGCCAATCGATCTGCTTCTGCCTTTTCAATGGCCCGTTGCGCAGCGAGCAATTTTTCTTCCTGCTCTTTCTGCACTAACTCATAGTCAGCTTCTTTAACCCAGACATCTTTGTGCGACAAAAATTTATACGCCACATTTACAGGGACCGGGATTGGAATGCCTGCAGGAAACGATAGGTTTGTACCGTAAACGGTGTCTTTCTTTTCCGGCTTACTGCCGATATAAACAAGATTGATTGTTTCAGCCATGATGTTTTCCCTGAATAAAAAAGGCCCACCGAAGTGAGCCTTGATTAATTGATAGTTTTACAGAGTGCCAACCACTTCATAGTGAGCGCGGAATGTCACTTTACCGGTAGCGGCAGCACCACCAACGACGAGCGATAATGTAGTGTTATCGACAGACGTCAATGCATCTTCGATTGGCTTGTAGCCAGAACTGGCCGCCGCACAACTGAGGCCCGCAATTAACGTGGCATCGCCGAGCTTAACGTCAATCGTCACACTCGCGCCCAGTGCCGCATTAATGTATTCAATACCCGTCAGTTTACATCCAGCCGGGAACTGACGACCCTCGATAACTGTGGCCGCTGCATCTGCTGCAAAAGTAAAACTGAAGCCAGCCTTTGAGCTATTACCTGCAGAACCTTGATAAACCGCCTTGCCCAGCAGGTTTGATTTTTTGATAGCCATATTTGCCATATTCCTTCATCAAAAAGAAAAGGCCGGACAATGCCGGCCATAACGATTCCCGCTTACAGAGTGATTGCGGTATCCAGTGCGATAACGCCGAGGTCATTGATCTTGCCGTACTTATCAGCAAAGCGGATTTTCTTGCGGCCATTGATCCAGCTGATAGAGATTTCAGTGCTATTGCCGTGATCGGCTGGCTCTTCATGGTAGTTAAACGAACCACCATTTTGTGCGCCAAAGGCCAATGCCATAGCCTGACCACCTAACAAAATCGCACGGTCGATATTGGTGGCCGCATTTACCTGCGCGATGGTTGCCGCGTTGTCATTGTTGGAAATATTGACAACATCACCGGTTTTGAATCGGATCGGCATACCACTACCTTGGCGAACCAAGATGTTGCGCCACATCGCACATTGCCCTTTGAACAATGGATGATTGAAACCTTTAGAGCGATTAACTGCGTTGGCCGTCATCGCCTGCCAGTCTTTACCCGCAGTTGATGTGTACCAGTCATTCCATTGGCGTGGAGTAACATTCAGCACATACCATGGGTCTTCATCCGCCATTTCATCACCAGCGAACTTAACGGGTGATAATGGTGTTGCCAGTTCAGATAAATACAGTGACAGATTATCCACACTAGCCAGGCTGAACTTATCTGCGGAGTCGATACTTGCAAATGAAGTGGCATCACCACCGAAGAAATGACGTTCATACGTTGGAGGCAGGACGTCATTCACCATAATTTTTTGATATTCTTCATCATCCGCCAGCGGGACGATAATGCCGGTGCCAGATACTGAGCCGCGCGCGCCAGCCAGATGAATGGTGGTTAACTGATCATCCAGTTGACCATAGTAAGAGCCGGTTAACAGAGTACGAGCTGTTTTCTTTAAGCCGTGCTTGGTTCGCTGTTGAGACATCTTGCCGCCGGCATCAACACCATGTCGGCCCTGATTGATTTTCAGTGCGAAGCTGGCCTGAGACAGGTTTTCTAAACGACCCTCCAGTTTCTGATCACCCATGGTTGGGCGGCCATTCAACTGATGGAAGATCTGCATATCTACTTCGTCACCAGCCGTTTTGCTCAGATCGGTAACGCGTACAATGGGGGCTTTGTGGCTTGATTGATTCTTCGCGTTATCCAGCTGTGCTTCTTGTGGCGCTGAATCCGTCATCATGTTTGCAAACGATTTAGTGCGATTTGCTTCGGTAAATAACGCCGCCTGCATGATCTTGTTAGACATGGCGCTGGCTACTTGTGTCATAAGTTTTCTCCAGAACTAGAAACGAAAAAACCCGCCGAAGCGGGTTAGTTGAATTTGATTTAGCGATTACTAATAAGAGGCGTTAAGCAGCTTTTCTATCTCTTCCGTGCTCATCTTGCTCATTTCAGCCTGTATCTGAGATGTTGAAAGACCGGCGTAATATTCAGGGGTGCCGCGCGTTGCAGTCTCACGAACACTATTACCGATATCTGACGGGCTGTTTGGCAGCGAGTCTTCTTTCGCCTTCTTCTGTGGCTGTTGAGTTTGAGCCGGGTTAATTTCTGGTTTTACTGGGTCTTTTACATCACCAAATGCAGATGATGTGCGGCGAACCGCCTCCAGAAAACGTTCGCGAACAGGCTTTGATTTCCATAATGGATCAGCCATTAACTCAACATCTTTAGCGACTGCATAATCAAGACGGTCTTGATCGACAGCTTTCCATGTAACAAGCTCTGGAATGCTATCAAAGGCAATTTGCACCTCTGAGCGACCATCATTAACCGGTGCTGCAGCTTTCGACTGTGACTGTTTAAGTGCATCAATCTCGCCAATTAAGCGTGAGAATGCTTTACCAACGGAAGGGAAGTCTTCCGACAAAGCGGCAAGCTCTTCATCAGACATTCCTTCTGCTTTATCAGCATCCAGATTGATACCATGCTTATCCAGTACCGATTGCAACTTGTCTCGCTCAGCCCGAACAACCTTTAACTGCTGATTTTCCTGCTCAAGCGTCGCAGCCTTCGTGCGGGCGTGTTCAAGAACCTCATACGGGATGGTATGTTTGCCGTCTTTCGACAGGACAACCTTCTCCGGCTCAGCATCATCAGTTTTTTCAGTGCTGGTTGCATCGCTAACAACTTCACCTTCTGCCGCTGTCGTCGCGGTGGTTACGACCTTTTCATTCGATTGTGTTGTTTCAACTGGCTTGGTTTCAGTAATGGCTTTATCGCCAACTACATCACCTGATTCGTACTGCTCCAGTAATTTATCCAGAGCATCAACATCGCCAGATGCCATTGCTTCGTTAAGTGCCTGTTCGTCCAATTTTATTACCTCGTTGGTTTGGGTTTTTTCGCGCCCTAGCGGGTAAGCACACTTGGTTAAATGCGCTTACCTGCTGAGTCGCAGAAACAAAAAAGCCCCGCGATATGCGAGGCTCAGAAACGAAAACGGCACTCCAGATGGAATGCCGCTATGATGGGAAGATGCTAACGCTGACGGATTAAAAAAGCAACACTGGTTACGCAACTGAATCGAGTTGTAATTCAATATTTAGCAGCAATTGGTCCTGCAACTGAGACAACTCGAATTTCATGCGCTCATTTTCAGTAGCAATAGCCTGCATTTCCTGCAGTAGTTTACCGGTCTGTGCCTGCTTCATGGCATCATCGTATCTCGCACTATCCATCTGTTGCTGAATTTGTGCAGCTTTAGCCTGTTGGCTTTGTGCTTCCGATTCCAGCTTGGCTAACTTCGCCATCACTTCGCGCATTGCCATTTCTTGTTGCTGTTGGACCTGTTGCTGTTGCTGTTGTGCGGCTTGCTGTTCTTCCGGTGTCATGTCGGATGGGTCTTTCGGGATCTGCAGTGCGTTGCGAACGCGCTCAATGAACTTATGCTTATTCGGGATATCCATCATTTCAGCAATCAGATCGAACACAGCGCCTTGAACTTGCGGCGGCATCTGCCCGGTGACAGCAGTTAATCGCTCTACCAATTGCTGCTTGTAGATGGATGTTGTCTGAATTGGAGCTAACGCTATGTGTGCCGACAATCTGGTGATGTCGTTAGATAGAGAGCCATCTTCCTGAGTAACATTAATGGCCACTGCCTTGCGGTTGCGAGGGTCTTCCTTGTTGATGGTGACTTTATAGTTTCGCTTCTGTGCTAAATCATCAATCAGATAACCGAGGATCAACTGACCTAATTGCTCACATGCAAATCGATAATTGTCATTCACTTCCGCAAGCGTTGTACTCCCCTGCTCAACCAAGCTGGCAATAGCAACACCCGACTGTCCAGTGCTATCTTTCCCAAGGTAAGCCGCATAAACCCCCATTGTATCCTGAATGAGTTTCATGCTGTCTTGCATAACAACAAACTGCTGCTGGGCAATATTGAAGTCTTGCTCAACCTTGAATACATCGGAAATAGATTTGTTGTTTTTACGGTCTGGGTTTAACTCAATTAAGCCGTCTGGGCGTTCCACCTCTTCCAGTAATTTTTCGCGGCTCATATTGGTTGCGTCTTTGTCCATGATGACGCGCTTGGCTTGCAGCAAGAACGTGAGCTTCAATCGGCGAAAGTTAACTTCATCCTGCGCCGGGATGGCACCGGCAATCAACCCGTATGGTTCCCCGGTGGAGTCTTTTCGGTAACCCCAGAACGGCACCAGCGGGAACATGCCATAAGGCGCTTTGCATGCGCGATCACCAATTTTGTGCGGACCAATGAACCAAGCTTCTCGGATTTCTTGAATTAAGCGGTCAGATACAAAGCCCTTGCCCATGCCAAGCAAGGTTGCGTGCAGCACATTGTTTTTATCGTAGGCAACACAGCGACCGGATTCCAATTCGAGCACTGGCACCCGTTTATATACCCGGTAATAGATAACCTGCAGCAGAATACGTTTGCGGTCTGTTGATAGCCATTCCATTTTGCTGCGAGTAAATGCTTTGTAATCAGCAAAGGCACTCACTAAATCTGATTCGACACCATCTGCAACGAACGTATCAGCGAATCCAATCCAATCACCAACAGCATAATCAATGATTTCGTCGTAACCAGGCACAACCACCTTAGCTTCATCGACATCCAGCCAGCGCTTGCGCATCAACCACCGGCAATCAGATAGATCTGCCTCTTTGCTCATCCAATCCCAATAAACCTCATCGCGGTGAACACTGATAATTTTGTAACGTGGCCCGAACGCATCAGCATTACGTGCCACTTCAATCCAGCCAAGACCGGCAGAGATTTGCTGCTTATAGGCATCCTGCCTTGCTCTATCTAATCGCGCCATGCGGCAGACATCGGAGAATTCGGAGTTTAATGCCTCAGCAACCTCGTCGTACTCTTCATCAGGATCATCAGCAATCACCATTAATGCAGTGCGCGTCTTCGCTTCCATACCTAATACAGCGTTGATAGTTGGCTGTATCAGGTTGTGAATGGTTACCGGCTGACCACGCTCTTTCAGTACCGCTTTAACTTCTGGCGCCAACTGATCACCATCGTAATAAGCCATACAAGTGCGGGCCAATGATCGCCAGTCTGGCTGTTGATTAATATCATCCATCAGAGATGACAACTCTGTCGGAGTCATCATGCTCTTGCTGGCCTTCGCGTTTTCATCTGCGATCAGCTTTGGTTTGAATACTCTTGGCATATTAGTGTGTCATCCAGTGGGAGTTTTTGCGGTTTAGTTCGGTAACTTTTGATGTGGCAGGCATTCGAGCGCAGATCTCTTGAGCAATCATGTAGCTCATGAGCTGGTCGTCATAACAGCCTTCTTGAGCATTCATACTGCCGGTTGCGCCATACACATAACTTGTGGCTTCTGATACGGTGCCGATCCAACGGATACCTGACGCTTGGTTGCGCATCAGCGATTTCAAGCCTTCGGTTAGCACAGGTTTCGATTGTCGAGTTGTTAGCCAGCCGAGGCGTGGCGTTTGGTCGTCACTGTCTCGATCGAGGTATTCTTCGGAGTAAATTCGGCGAACTGGGTAAACTTCTCGCAGTTTTAACAGAACAGCGTGGCCGTGGTTGTTTCGTTCTGGGCCGATGAACGCCATGCAATACCACTTGCCGACATGCGCCAGCAGTTGAGCAAACCGATCGGCATCTAAATGGCCGTACCAGTGGGCCACTTGTTCTCCGGTTGAGCGCTTGATGATGTCAAAACTTGAGCGGTCACCATGTTCAAGGCCCTCGGCAACGTCACCGCCGATCGCGTAGTCTTCTTCTTCATCTGGCAATTCCCAGACAAGCAGCATGTTTTCGAGTGAGCGCTGGCCCTGCTGGTCTAACTGTTCAGGCTTGCGGTACTTCGCCTTCTCGCCGGTTTCTGGGTTGATGTCATAAACCAGCAAAGGCATAACGCAATCGCCCTCAGCCAGCATTGTCATTATTGGATCAAATACGCGGCGACCAGAGGTCAGGAACGCTTCCATTGGTGTAGAAGGAAACTCCTGCTTCATTTCGCCTTTCTGTTCGATTTCTTTGCGGATGTACCACTGACGCTGCTCATCATCGAGCGTGGTTTTCATCGCCTTCTCGACTGCTGCAAAATACTCTTCTTGGTCTTTGCTGATCACCAATCCGGTTGCTGGCACTGGTGCGCGATATTTCGGATCTTGCCACCAAGCAAAGAAATGAGCCTTCCAGTCGAGTTGTGACAGCTCTGCATCTGCATGCTGTAAGCTCAATGCACGCAAAGCCATGTCGTAAAAGTCACCACCAACGCCTTCCGCTGTACTCTCTATAAATGCGATACAGCCTGGGTGAATAGCGTTGAGCGTACCCGTTCTTACTTCCTTAGCTTTTTCTGGGTACTTAGCGCAGATCTTTCCGTGTTCTGACACATGCAGGCGCTGAACAGTACCGGAGCGAAACGAAGTGGCTACCTGAATGGAGGAGCCATGCTTGAAAAGAATGTACCCGCCAGATGCACCACCGCGTCTTGATGCGATAGTAAAGGTAGCTTTCAGCCAAGCAGGCAGGTTATCGAATGGGATCTCAATCTTGGTACGGAATATCTCACCAGCGGCAGTTCTGTCTTGAGCAATGATCCCGCACTTGATGTTCTTATTGAAAAGCGCTTCATCCAGAAGGTAGATATCAATCGCTGTTGAGAATCCAAGCTGCCGCGCTTTTAGAATGATGTTCAGCCACCACATGCAGCGAAACAGCAATTCCTGAGCAGGACGCAATTTAAACTGAACCAAAACGCCTTGCTCATTCTCTATCTTGTAGAGATTGTTCATGCGCCACCATTTATCGCTCAGATGAGCTTTGATGTAGGCGATGTTTTCCGCTTCGGTCATTCGATGGATTTCATCAATTCCGCATAAAACAGCGTGACCGCCATTAATGAAACCCCTTTGTCTGTTTCGCTTTCATACAACTCTTTGTATTTCGCATTGAGTTGCTCAATCTTTTCTTGTTCTGACTTCGGCAACCCATAAATGACACCTTTAATCATCAGTATTTGCTGCTCGCATTGCTGTTCCATGCTTTTCTCCGGGCAATAAAAAACCCGCCGAAGCGGGTTTGTGTAATTTTGTTACTAATTATCCTACTGATAATTCACCAATAGAAAACCCTGATACATCACAAAGTCTTCCGCGCCATAATGTTCCCACAGTTGGAACTGCTGTTTGGCCGAAATACTGCTTGGCTTTATCAAGATGAATAAAAATTGTATTAGGCGGAAGTTGGCTGTCAGCATAGACTTCATCGGATATTTGTTTGTGATAATCAGCTAGGTACTTAGCTAAACTACCATCCTCTGGATTCATCGAGCTGAACTTTTGCTCCATCTTGTCGAAGAATTCCTTTCCAGATATTAAAACCCCGCTAATAAGTGCGCCACCGATAGTTAACGTAACACCAATACTCACTTTATTAACATTGACCATTCTAACTAACTCAACGAGAGCCCAATCAGAAACATATGGCGTTTGCTCTTGCGATGATCTTTCATCATTTTCTTCCACTTTTAAATCCGTCATTGTTTTATCCTGAATTGAATGCTTGAGGATTCACACTACACCCTAATCAGAAGCTCATCAATCCACCAGACCCCATCTGTTGCAGGTCTTCTACAATCTCGCCGACCGGTGTCGTGTCGCCGCCTTGATCACGCTCAAGTCGTGCGGTCTCAGCATCCAGTTTTCGCCGGGCTGATTTAATGCGATCGGTATCCGCAATGATCTTGGGCTCGTTAACATCGTCAATTCGAATAGCGCTCAGCGTTCGCGTTAGTGACTCCACACGAGCAACGTTTCTATCAAGCGCCTGTTCTGCTGCGGTTATCTTCCCGTACAGTGCAATGCGGTCTGGTATTTTAGTGGCGTTGCTTAGGTCTTCATGCATTTTTTGCAGGTTCTTCGTGACGCTGATAACCCTTGCTCTGGTAAAGGTAAGCTCATCGTGCAGAGACATTAACTCGGCATCATCGAAGTATTCTATTTGCTGGAAGTATTTAGCGTAACCGCCGTGCTTGGTTGCGTACTGATGCCTCACCGGGAATGAATGAACTGGATTTGGGTTACCTTCATACTCGCCCTTTACAAATCGCCCACCCTCATCGCGGCCTTTGTATTTCGGACCGGGTTGATTGTCCGATTCAATTTCTGGTGAATTATTCTCATCATCGGCATCAATATTGTCGTTTGCGCATTGCGCACTTTGCGCAGAGTTATTTTGCGCATTCGATTTGCGCAGTGACTTTTGCGCAGTTTGCGCATTTTTCTTGGGCTTCTTGGTGCCGGATTGCGCTGCTGTGCGAGAAGTTTTACTTGTTGTGACTGATTGTGCGCGAGTTTTTAAATAGCGCCGAGCTGATTGATAGTTGTACCCGTTTTTCTCACACCATTCTTTTGCGCTTACTCCGGTTCTCTCCGCTTCTATTTGGAAGAGTTGGTTGATAGCGTTCCAGTCGTTAGCCATTGTTACTTGTTATTCGCGCTATTGGTTATTGATGGGGTCGGGTTTTGGCAAGTGCTGATGATGTAGTCTTGCAAGTAGCTTATTTGGTTGGTTGCTGTTTTGATTCTATCGCGTAGGGTGAAATAATCCCGTTCAGCGGTGCTTCCAAGTCGGGGGCCTTCTGCATTGCCCATGCCGCTGGTGCCGGGGGTTCCGGACACTCCTGGACAAGTTGCGTTGATGTGCAACCCGATAGTGCCATTAGCAACGCCGAGCTCCATTTTTTCCAATTCTGATTTTGCATTGTTCATCTCCGTAACGTATTGCGCGTCTATCTTGGCTACTGTTAACTGCTGATAAGCCATGGTGTTAATGGTGGCTTGCTTAACCTCAACTTTCCCTGATAACTCCGTTTTATCCCGTTCAAGTTGCGCAGCTTTGTTCGATAGTGATTCCGAGTGGCTATATAGACCAAATGCAATAACTGACAGCATGATAACGGCCACGATTAGCGCCTGAGTTATCTTACTCATCGTCACTTACCGTATTCAGTGATGCTTTATATGCAGCGATTTTTTTACCGTAAACAACGTTGATCACCTGCACAGCTATTGTTAATGCTGTCGCCCCGAACACATAAGCAAACAGCGGCATTTTCTCTGCAAAGAGATACCAGTAAGTTTGAATAGTGGTCAGCAGAGCCAGTAGCACTGTCCATCTGGCGATCTGATTGTGTAGTGCGGCTTTTAGTTTGGCGAAAGACATACAGCTAACTCCTTACCTCGTCGAATGACTAATCCCGGTTGTTCTTTCCCTGCGGCCTTGTTCCACCGCGGGAGTTGATAACATGCCTTGATGTACTCACCGGCTTTAATGAACTTGGCCAGCGTTGAATTGATGATGTTTTTGCAGCCAGTGTTAAAAATCAGCGATCCAATGGCATCAAACACACCTTGTGGTAATTTTTTAAGCGGGGGGCGTTCGAGGTTGTGCTCAATGCAGTTTTGCGCTTCCATGGTGTCGGAAATAAACCACAGGGCTATTGTTTCAAGTGGGATGTCTTTCAGGTTTGGCTTAACACCCGCCCCTGTATGCCCAATTCCTGCAGTCCACACCCTTGCTGGGCATTGATAGGCATCTCGCCTGCATGACTCTGCATCCCCGATAATTTCAAATGCCTTCTGACTGAATCGAAGATGGTTGCCAGCTTTTGATGTCATCACTTGCTTAACTTCAACCGGCAATGAATCAGGGTTTGCTTTGTACTGGGCTTGCCATCCGGTGATGATGGCTATTACTGCCATCACTGTGCAAAGTGATTTTGATACGCGCTTACTCACGGCCCACCACCGACTTAATTAGCAACTGAATGGATATGTACCGGCGAGTAAACCAAGGGCCGTATTGTCTGAGCCACTTAGGAATAACCAACATCAATTGAATGATGATGTACAGTAGGGTTAGGTAAGTAACCCAATCTGCAGGGGAAATGCCAAACAGCTTGAACATCCCATACGCAGCCGGTGGCGTGACTTTTAGCGCCTCAGTGGCAATCTGGTTTGCCTGATGAACGGGATTACTCATGCTTTGCCCTGCTTAATTGTTATTTCCAACCAATTGCCAATGCGCTCCTTGGTGAATGTATTTGGGTATTCCGGATAAAGACCTGGCTTATCGAGAAATAAGATCCCCTGTCGCTCAAACTCCCGCTTCATCCCATCCAGAATTTGTTGCTCAACGTCCTTTGTCCGTGCATTGCGGGGCAATAAGTTGTAAATATCTCGCTGGTTTACGGTTGCTATTACTCGCATAGGCTGTGCTCTCTCAGCTCGATAGTGCAGTTTATGTGGTTGATGTGTGGCAGAAGCTTAGCTTTAGGGTTGAAGAACTCGACCTCTCTTATCCCGGTCGTTTCTCGGTTGTAATGGATGAAGTTCTCTATCCCACGCGCTGATAATTCATCACAGGCAGATCTCAGGCAGGTGTCATAGTCCTGAGCCCGTAATAGGTCTGGATGAATATTGATAACCATGAGATCTCTGATTGTTTTGTCTTGATGAAGCGGGCTTAAATGTTGCTTTTGTGGTTACTCTACGACGCACCAGTCATCGGCCAGAATATCGGTCTGGCTTGCCAACCAAGGTACAAGCTGGTTGTCTGCCGTTTTCATGGCGAGATATGGGGCTAACGTTCCAACAATTCCGTCTTTTTCAATGACCGTGTACTGATCGTTGATATACGGGAAGATGTAAATCAGAAACATTCCTTTCCCGTTCCATCCTGCACGCGCGATCTTCTTGCCTTTCTTAACTGCTTCAACAGCCAAGCCGAATGGCATACCTGATGTTTTTCGATAGGCGTTATCGAATTGCTCTTTCGGTGACCACGAGACATAACCGGCGTGAGTGGTGGTGTTTGGCTTTCCGCCATCCAGATATTCAACCAGATAACCTTCATCATCTCCGTTCTCGTCAGCAGGCAACTCCCAGCCACGAAATGCGTTGTATTGAGCGCGAGTCATTACCTCGGCCTTGATCAGCTTCGTACCGATATATGTTTCTGGCATTTTAAAATCCTCATAAACGAAAAAGCCCCGCGGATGCGAGGCTATTAATTTGGAGCATGATATCGGAATAGAACCTGTCACCTATTCTGGATTACAGGTTCATCGCCTAAACTTCTCTAGTGAGGCGTACTTACCATGCTGCTTGTTAGCCAATGCAGCCGAACAAGCAAAAATCATGATGTTTTGAATTAAAAACCAACACGGGAAGGTTCCGTTTGGTGTGTAAATCCAAATAAGGTTGCCACATAGATAAGAAAGCTCGACTGGACTTTCGATAACGACTCTAATTTGTTGTGGCGACAAAATGCGGATAAAATAAAAAACACAACATATTGTGGCTTAATGAAGTATTAAACCAGCTATGTTGATTATCATTCGTGAATATTACTGCTACATTTTTCAACAACCAGTTTTTGTCAAGCTATCGCTTTTGCTATTTATGCTGCAAAATATGGTTGAATTTAAAGCGAATTAGTAAACCCGAGGAGACATGTATGAGCAACTTAATTTTAATTCACCAACAACCCTTAAGGGGGATATATGAAACACCAGAAAAGCCAAGAAAAAGAAAACGGCCAACCTGTTAAGATTGACCGTTTATCAAGTGCAATTGTTGCTTTTTGCGTCTTACTTCTAGTCGATTTGGTTGGCGCCAAGACTTTAGAAATAGATGCAATTGGTTACTACCACAATGCAGGAGGGTCAGTACACATTAAGATGGACTAACCAGAAAGCCCCAGCTCGCAACTGGGGCTTTTTTTATTATCAGTATAATGCTTACTCATGTAAATAGTTTACACCTGCCGCGACAGTAAAAAGCTTACTTTTTGGTTATGCAAACCGCAGCAGATCACGGCAAATCGCAACAAAAAAGGCGCTCTGAATACAGAACGCCTATGATGTAGACATACTAACGCTGGCCTATTATTTACGCAACCTTCTCTGCATTAACTTGCGCCATAAATGCACGGATCCACTCCGATTTATCAATCTGCATCAAATCAACAAAATGGATGAATTGACGATACATCTCGTTGCCGTGTTTTTGCTGAATACTGGAAACGTCCGGAATTGTTTTGCCAGTGCCATTGCAGGTCGGACATTGATCCCCTTTACGCTCCATCACCCCAGTACCACGGCATTTTGGGCAACGGCCAGATTTGAGAATTTCTTCTTTGCACCGTTCAATTGCTGCGTGAATAATCCCATCAGCTAGTAGATCTTTTTCTTTTGCATCATGGTTTTTACCCAGATTGCGCAGATGCTTGGCTTTGGCTTTGATTTCGGCGCTACGTCTGCGCTCACGGTCATAGCGTGGTGATGCGTAAACCAGCTTCATCAATTGTTCTGGTAGTGGCCGACCAAGCGCTACAGCAACAACGTCTTGGCTTAAGGTTCCGACGATTGATTTAGCCCATTCATCTAAGGCTTTTATTGCATGCTGATCACCAGCTTCCGCCATTACCATACGATGACCCAGTGGATGCCGGCTTGTTGCCATGGCGGCAGATCCAAGAATTTCATCACGGCCAATACCATGAGCATTACCGCGGGCCTCGAAATTTACTGACCGGGCTTCATAAAGTTTCAGATACAGTTCTAACATGCCATTGTCTCCCGCTCGTTTTGTAGTTGTTTGCACTTGGCTTTGTATTTGGCCGTGATTTCTTTTAGATCGTCGATGGTGTAATACTTTGCTTCGTGTGGCCCCTCTAACCAATCCAGTTTTTTTATTCCAATTTTGATGAGTAATCGCTTCCGGTACTCCACCACGTTCCCGGACAAATCGCGGTTACAGTGGACGCACTGGAGATTCACGTTTAACTCTTCAAATCTAAGCTCAGGGCAGGAACCAACGGAGCGGTAATGCCCGGCATCAAACAGCTGGCCTCGGATATAAAACGAGAACTGAAATGGCTTATCGCAGCTAATGCAGTGATGGCCTTCATCTCTCATCCGGATAAACCTGTTGAACCAGATCTGAGCCTGTTTCACGTAATATCCATGCGGCCGCAGCGCTTCTTTTCTGGCCTTTAATCTCTGGCGCTTCTCGCGTTCCACCCTGATAAGAGCGTTCTTTCGCGCCAATGCTTCTTTGGTCCGCTTCTTATCAAGAAAATCCATGGCGATAACGTATTCGCAGTCGTGGCAGCAACCTTTCTGAAATGGCCTTGTTGGTTTGAACTTAATTCCACACGCTTTGTTCTTGCAGGTAGCCATCACTTAAACTCCGGCAGTTCGTGATGATTTAATCGCTGGCAGAAGTAGCCCTGCTGATCGGCTGGTAATGCTGCGATCTGCATTTGGATGTCTTTTTGTGTGATAGTTTTTGCGTGGCGTAACTTGTAGATAGCCAGTGAAGCGGCCTTATCTAACTCAACTTCAATGCGTTCTCTGGCTGTCTTTGTTGCAAGATTGAATGAGGTCATGCTGCGTACCCCATCAGTTGGTTTACTGTATTTTCTGCCTCTTGTTCAGACTTGAATGTTCGACTCAAAATGTGCGTCCACAGCACGCTAAACACCGACTTATACAGATCGCCAAACGTAGTCTCATCCATTTTTGAAAACTTGATAGACATTGGCTCTTTCACAATTACACCGCTTGGCATAACCATTTCAGTGAAGTAGCCAGCCTCCACAGTTGCCCATCGGCGATAAGCATCGAATGACTTAACGATTTGCACTACACGTTCTGATCGCTTTTGTTCCCACCGTGAAAGAAATGACTCTGCGGCGTTTTCCATCGCATCACGGTCTGCGCCAAACGAGATCAGAAAGTTGGTGTAGTTTTTAATTACGTTCCGCTCTACCTGGCTAAGACTGACAGATAGAGGCGTCCAATAATCGAATCCAAGATTTAACAGGGAGAAAAATTTCCGGTGAAAACGTGGATTTCGTTTTGACGTGGCAGTGACTTCCAGAAATGCGCCAACGGGCAACGCATTCAGGATATCAATATCAGCTTGAGTAGCTGGAGCCAGCAATGAACCTGCCTGCTTGATAAGGCGAAGCTCTGCCATTACGCACGGCTCCGGCGGCGATTGCGCAGTTTTCTGGACATACGTTTTGCTCTGGCGACACCAGAAAATCGGGATTGATGAAATTTATTTGGAGTGCCTAGCGACAGGAATAGCGGATGCCAAGTCGGTGCGTTATGAAAACCGAGTATTGCGGCAATAGAGCTAAGGATATTTTTGAATTTAAACACGCCGTATCTCCCGTTCAATGAAATCGAACAGCGGCGCAATGCGGATATGACAAATATCTGAATGCTCAGATACGTCAATTAGTGCAGATTGTTTGGATCATCTGTACTGACGCATCACGCGCGAGCACAGTGTGTAGCGAGACGGGAACCACCCCGAGAACAACAGTATATCACTGGGTGATCGGATATACAGTGGTTTATTTGCAAAATGCGAAACACAAACCAAGTTAAAGCGGATTGTCTAATATGTGTCTAATCTGTCGCCGTAAAATTACATGACCATTGTTTAGGTGGTAACATAATAAAATCATCAGATTACAAGGGATATAAAATGAACTTCGCCCAGATTAGAGCGCTCGTATCAGGAACCATGCAACTGTATGTGGATTCTGTAGGGATGGAAATTGAAGTTGGCGAGATTTCTGATGATGACTATAAGCTTCTAACGTCTGGATATGCAGAACTAAACTGGGATTATGGCATTAGCAAACACGGGAATGCTGATAATAGAGTTGAAATGACGTTTAAATTTCGCAAAGCCAACTCAAAACTTCCTGATGCGGCATTTCTTGGAATTTATGACCTTGGTACAGAAAGCCTTGAGGTTCAATTACTTGAATCATTTACCCGTGGAGATAAATCAAATCCAATTACAGGAAGAGCAACGATATTAACGTTAATTGCATCATACTTTTTCCTTGCCGCCGTTGAAGGTTTGTCACTCTCATTTATAGATGTTGATGGCGAAGAGCTTATCGCGTTCTATGAGCGGTTTGGTTTTTCAAGAGAGGAATCTAGCACAGGAACAAACATGATTATCTCAATTATTGATCTGACCAATACGTTTGCTCGTATAGCAGATACATTACAGCAATAAAAACTCATCGACTGAAAAAATTAAACCTGTAGAATACGGCGCCCAACAAGCACAGTTATCGCAAGTTTAGTTACTCAGTAATTGACATAATGATGTTTATACCTCATAACATAAATAAAAGCGTTAATGCACCCAAGGAGGCGGTATGACTCATAAACGTTATACCAAAGAAAAAGACTTAAGCGCAGGTTCTGTTTATGCTCGCGTAGGTAAAGCTCTTGATCTTTTACAAAAAGCATCTCCAGCATTGATGTCTGATAGTTGTCGAGTTTCTGCAAAAGAAACGGTCGGCCCAAGAAAATCAAGCAAACAAGCTGCTTAATATTACAAATTCACAGAAGCCCCACTAGTTGGGGCTTTGCTTTTTCTGGATTACATCAACTCCACTAACTCACTCCTGATTATACATATAACTGACAACCCAATCCCATGGGTATTCCACTCAAAAGCGCCTGCGTTACAATTGGCAGGCCTTTTACGTCAATTGCTGTTCGTGTTTCTGGTTTTATTTTAGTGATTCGGAAATAGATAAACTTGTCTGGCTTAACACCTTCCCTGCGCTCGATGGTGTATCCATCAAATCCGTACTTATAACCGTGATTTAACACAGCCCTGATCCGCTGGTCTGAGTAATCACAATCTTTCATGGCGTCGACGCATCGAAACCAATCATAACCAGCCATAGTGCGGCAGATTTTATCGCTGGCCTTGGTGAGCACCTCTTCGCGCTCGAGTAAAGTTCGATGACCTGTCATTTCACTACCTTCCCATATTCACCAGCTAAGATGCTGTTTAACGCATCGGCATCGGCTTGAGATATGTACGCATGAACATTACCGTTCTGATAACCAACAAGCCTAAGGCACTCGTCCTTGTACTCTCCGCCCTTGCCGCGAAGGCATTGCAGCATGGCATTAGCCGGATAATCGTGAGGCTTGAGGCCATTAATCACATACAAAATACGATGCAGGTCTGATAATTTCTTGTCATGGTCACCATGCGTTGACCAAGTACTGAACCACTGGCTGAGCGCACAACGCAGAATGATTTTCTTGCTAAACGCCATTGGTTTATTCGTTTTGTATCCCGGAGTGATAGACCGGAATACATCGACTACACTCTGCTTGAATATCTCATCAGCGTTCTGGTGTAGGGATTTAACCAACTCATTCACGGCTTGCACTGATACGGTTTCTGGGTCGTTGTAAATCTCATCCATTTTGGCGTCATATTGGCTTGCTGACATCATCCGTTTGATACCCGCTACATCCATAAGCCCTTTCCAGATCGTTGAGTCAATCCGTTTAACGATCATCTCCATCGTTTTGCCGGTGGCGCCTTCCCGGCAAAAATAATCAAGGCTTTGTCGATGACCGCTGAAAAGTAAACTCCCTAACGGCTGTCGCTGTGCAGCACTGAAATGATCTTGCGCTTCTTTGATCAATCTGGCCGCATCAAGCAGCTTCTGTACGGCTAAATCACGCTGACCACAAATCTCTTTAACCGAGGCCGGTAACGCTAAAGAAGTAGTCATGCTGCCACCATCACCTGGCGATCACTTAACACCATCTGGATTTCGGCAATTTCATCTTCCAGCACTTCGCGCTCCGCATCGATAGCTCTCGCATGCTGTGTTCTGGCTGTGAGTAACTCTTGCAGCTCATCGTTGGATAGTTTTGCGAAGTTCATGACTAAAATTCCTTATCCTTGAAATAACCGCCTTTTTTTTGAGATTTAATGGCGGCCTTTTCTTCTTTAATTCGGTTTGCTTCTTCTTCAATTCGTCCATGAATAGCAGCAACGCTTGTCTGATCAACATCCAGATATCGGCCATTCACGAACTTGGTGTAAATCGTTCCGGTGAACCCCTCTCGGTTGAGGCGGACAATAATTTCTGCAATGTCTTGCAACTCGACATTGATCTTGTCGTTGTAAACAACATCTCTGTATAGACCGATCCACAGATCGCAATCCTGCTCAATTTGGCCCGTATCACGACTATCAGATGGCTGAGGGCGTTTATCCGGACGCTGTTCAAGTTGGCGGTTTAATTGGGTCAACAGCAGAACTGGACAGGCCATTTCTTTGGCGAGATTCTTTAGCCCTTTGGTGATGTTTCCGTAAGCCAGATCGTTACGCTCTGCCTTCTCCGCTTTCATCAGCGTGAGATAGTCGATGGCAATCAATCCAACACAACCATGCTTGCGTCGAATTCGTCTGGCCTCACTGACAACGTGAGACATGGATATGCCCGGTGTGTCATCGATGTAGAGATTTGATAGCGCCAAATCACCTGCTACGGCGCAAGCCTTTTGCATCTGAGATCGGTCACTGTTTGGTGTCCAAAACACATTACTGTCCACGCTTGATTCCTGAGATACCATGCGTTCCCACAGTTGGATGTTTGACATTTCCAAGCTGAATGCGATAACCGGCTTTTTGGCGATCAGCGTGGTGTTATTAACCCATCTCGCCAGAAATGCTGTCTTACCCATTTTTGGTCTGGCACCAACAGCAACCAGCGCCCCAGCGAGAATACCCTTTGGATACAGGGCTGCATCAAGATCAGCGAATCCGGTTGTAAATCCAACTACCTCACCAGCTTTGCGCTTTGACCTCTCATCAAGTTCATCAGTCCACTTAAGCGCTATTTCTCTCGCCGATACCGCGCCCTTGTGCATGCCGCTTGATCTAGCCACTTCAAGCTCACCCAGCAAGCGGGAAGCCGCTTCAAATCGCTCCTCGTTTGTGGTTAGCTCAGTTGTCATCATCGCTTCAATGGCTTCGTTGTATTTCGCAATAGCCTGACGGCGCAATGAATTATCTTTCACGATCCGAGCGTAGGCTTTGATGTTTGCGGCGCTTGGTGTCAGCTTGGCGACTTGGCCCAAATAGGCATGCCCACCAACATCCTCGATCGTCCCGTTGACCTCCATCTCGTTCATCACAGTCAAAAAGTCGATGTTGTCCCGTCTTGCTGCCAGCGTTTGCATGGCGGTGAACATCAACCGATGCGGCCGGCTGTAAAAATCATCGGCAACCAGTTTCAGTTCAAGCAACTTTGAGCCATCCAAGATCAACCCACCAAGAACCGATTGCTCTGCTTCGTGGCTTTGGGGCGGCAGTACGCCAAGGTTTTCAGCAAAAGCGTTCATTCGTCGTCACCCTCGATTTCCAATCGGCTGTCAGCAATGGAGCCCTCTTTGGTCGCTGTCAGCGTGTCTTGGCGTAACACAAAATCAAACGATGCCCGCCAGCCTCGGTCGTTGTCACCGAAGTAAAACGGTCTGGCAGTGTGAGCGAATGCGTTCAGGTAGGCCGAGAAACATTCCAGCGTTGGAGCTTTGAGCAGTGGCAATAGTTTTTTCAGTGCTCGTTTACGCTTGTCGTTCATGACTGTACAGGTCGGTAATCTGTCGCCAAAGATCTCGTTGTAAGAATCCGCAAAGGCTTGGAAATTAATCGTCGGTTGTTTTGCTGCTGACGATTTTTTCTTGTCGCCAGCATCTGGCAATTCTGCGCCAGCAGATTGCGAGTCACCGAAGGGGACTATAGGGGTTTTATTTAAGATCTCTTTATACTGTCGTTGGTCGTTGGTCTGGTCGTTTAACTGGTCGTTGGTCTGGTCGTTGCCACCATCTAAAGCCTTATGTGGCGCGGGTTCTGGCTGGTCGTTGGTCTGGTCGTTTAACTGGTCGTTGGTCTGGTCGTTATTTTCACCGTTTTTAGGGTCAAAAACGGGCTGATAAACGTCATATTTCAGCAGTGTAATGATCGTAAATCCATTCACGCCTTTCTTGGTTTCAACCCTGATCCGGTCCTCACTTTCAAACGCTTTTAGCGCAGCCTTTACGCACGATTCAGTTAAACCACAATCGAATGCGAGCTGCTTTCTAGAAGTCACTACCTGCCCTCTTTTGCGATTAACCAGAGCGCCGTTAAATGTGATGACTTTGCTTGTGTAGTTCGCATCCAGGATCAAGTGTACCCACAGCGCTACACGCTCAGGATTTCGTTTAAATGAACAATTTTTCAAGGTGCGCGACAGAAGTACAAAGCTTGTATCTTTGCTTTCCATATCGCCGTTGCTCTTGTTTATCGGGAATTTAATTACTCTTGCGGTATTCATGATTAAATCCCCAGCTCATCAGCCAGCCTGCGGATCGCGTTCTGGTATTCTTGGTTGGTTAAATTTTGCTTTTGCAGATCAGCTTTGCGTTGTTCGTAAATCTGCCAAACGGTTTGATCGCTCATGCTGGCACTCCTACCTGAATTAATACGCGATTGTTTATCAGCGGAGTAACCAGCACGCAGCGCGATTCCCCTACCCACTGTTTCCCAATTAACTGGAATCCGTTTAACTTCATCCAAATTGGCACAAATTTCTTTTCAATCTTTACTGGCTCATCAGTTGGCGCTATCATTTGTATATTCCTTTGACGCTATCGAAGTGAATCAATGCCCTGGGCTGCTACAACAGCGCCGGGGCTTTTTTATTAGTGATAAACTACTTCCTGATCAATTTCTGCCCCAACTGAACATGGGGTTTCTAGGCACGACCTACTGAGCATTAATCCGCTACGCTTTTGTAAACAAACGGTTAGCTCAGACATAAGGTTTCGTGACAATGCTTCCATTACTTTTTCCTCTAAATCAGTTTTATCGTCGTCCATTTATTGGCTTCTCTCGCTACCCGTTAACTATGTCTAAAACATCCTTTTCGCTAACCCCAAGCTCACGTGCAGTAGTTTTAACCACACGGCTAAATAGCTCTGGCTGCTCATCTCGTATTTTTTGCATCCCCATTTTTATCAGGAGTGATGCGCCAGAACCTGGGCGCGATCTGATGGAGAAGCACGTATTGTTTAACAGCGAGATAAATGAGCGGTTACCTCGCACTCGTGGCCCATCAATGGAAATTTTATCGATTGGTAAACTTGGTCTTGGCATGGGTACTACCTCTATTGGATGTGGTGTCCGATTGATTTTGTTATGCAGCTTCGCTGCTGGTTTCAGCCTGAACAGGTTTACCCGTCAGGAAGTTGAAATACTTTTCTGCCTCTTCATCCATGGCCAAAGCTCCATTGCTAAGATGGAAGGCTCGGATCTGCAGCTGTGTGGAAGGTCTTCCATATCTAGCCTTGCTAATGGATGCCTTGCTGAACCCAAGAGCCTCAACAGCTACCTTGTTTCTGCCGAAATGCTTAATTATGTCGTCATGAGTCATATACTCCTCCAATTGAACAAAGTTTATATCTCGAAACAAAACAAAGCAACATATCGAAACATTATTTTGTTTACCATTAGAAACAAAGTAATCAGTGGTAAGTTTTATGAATAACGAATGGTTCAGCGATCGCCTTGTCGGTTTGGCTAATAAGAATGGTCTTAAGCAAGTTGATATCGTCAGGATTACTGGCGCATCAAGAGCGTCTGTTAGTAAGTGGTTTGCAGGGATTTCTGTTCCAGATTCAACTTACCTGGCGAAGCTATCTGAACATTTCGAAGTGTCAGTAAATTGGTTGCTAACAGGTAAAGACGGATCTGTAGGTCACGAAATATCTGTACTAAATGAATACAGGCCTCGCAAAGTTCCTTTGTTATCTAATGTTCAGGCGGGCATGTGGAGTGATACTGGATGCACAGATCCACTAATGTCATGTTCTGAATGGGTAAATACAACGGAAGATGTTTCTGAAAATGCATTTGCGTTAACAGTTCGTGGTGACAGTATGTATAACCCAGCTGATCGCAGAAGTCTGATTGATGGCGCGGTCGTTATTGTTGATACCGCATTCAACCCTGACCCATCAGACCTAAACCATAAGATTGTTGTGGCTATGCTTGACGGAACTAATGAGGCAACAATAAAAGAGTTTGTGAGAGATGGAGCGAGCGTCTATCTAAAACCGCTAAACCCTAGATACCCAATCATCCCCGTTGATAGCAATTGCAGAATTGTTGCCGTTGCAAAAGAAGGTAAAATTAAACTTTAAAAAACCTGAAAATGTCGATGTTTAGCATAAGGATGTGAACTTGATAATGTCATTAAACTATTCATCCGTATTTTTGCGAATAGCTCGCGTTATAGCTTTCTTGCTCGCCATATTAACTATAAATAATAGTTATGCTGAATTCGTCATTTCTGGTGAGGATAGTTGCTTAGGAAATAATGCCTATGCTTATTATTTTTCAGAAAATGCGCCATTCCCTGATTTTTCAGTGAAAGTGAATGAATTTTCTCCATTCCAAGACTTAACATTTAAGCTTGTCGATGATCCTATGCAAGCAGATCTTGTATTTGTTGATGGAGCTGAAAACTCCGATATGAAGGTTTGTAAAAACAGGACTAGCATTGGCGTAAAAACAATTAAAGTATCTGAATTCATTGCATTTCCAAATATAACGGTAAGGCTTTCTGAGTACCCAGCAACCTATGATTACAAAATTTTTATTTCCTCAAGTGAATTCACAAAAGAAGAAGTCGCTGCGCTTTTTGCAGTTATATGGAAATCCAAAAAATAATGAATGAAAATAGTCACGCTTAACTTTTGTTGTTTAAGATAAATGTCACAACCAAAGGATGGTTAAAATGAAAAAACTAGCTTTAGTGTTCATGGCTTTACTATCTATATCTGTCAGTTCTTCCGTTTTTGCTGGAAACTGCCAGCATGATTCAGATACCGCGGCTGATGGGTCTCGTTGTGGTGGTCGATCTGCTGATTCTCGCCCAGGTGGCGATTAAAATGAATTTTCGTTTTATTTTGGACACCTGTTTGTTCCTTCTGACAAGCTGTGCAACATCACCGAAATACACCGTTCTTGACGCTGATGAAAACATGGTTAAATCATGTACCTTTGTGGAGTCAGTAAGTGGAACGTCAGGTATTGGCGGATTATTTGCTTCACAAGGCGTATCAAATGCAAAGAGTGAGGCGAGATCTCAGGCTGCAAGCTCAGGTGCAACGCATATTGTTTGGAGTTCAGTTAGTGGTGGCATGACGGCATCAGTAAGCGGAAGCGCCTATAAATGCCCTAAGTAAACCATAACACCTATTCAAGGCTGCCATTCGGCGGCCTTTTTTATTCCCCGAAGAAACACGAGTCCGATCACAAAAGTAACCTCGAAACAGAAATGTTAACTTTGCGAAACATTTATTCTTGACTAAAAAGTTTCGATGAATTAACTTTATCACATCGGCACGTTGTGCCAGCAGCAGCACAGAGTGCGGCGAGAGAACAAACCGGAGTGAGTCACCCGACGACTCAAGCGATACGCGATGTAATGCAAAGCTGAATCAGAGAGCTTTCCCTTACCCCGCGACAGATTGAAACCTTCCGTCAAATCTTCGGATTTCTTGACGCGGGAAAACTCAACCTGAAATCGCCGTTCTTTCCGTATCAATCCGTCGATACGGGACAATCTGGGGAAACGAGACTGATATCTCAGTGAGCAGCAGTCATGGAATCAGCGAAACCCGATGCGGAGAGTATCGGCCGGAGTTGATATGAACTGTGTAACGTTTGTTTGGTCTCTAAAACTCGCTTGTAAAAGGCATCAGCGTGGCGAGGTTAATTAATAACGCTGAGCAAAGCCCATTCAATGAGTGGGCAACTCAATCTGTTATCGCTAAGCGCTGCGGATAAAAATGCGGGGAAAGTCGGCCAGCAGCAACACCGGTTATGGCGCTCGAATACCTCCTTGGATAGCAGATTTAGTTGTGATTGTTTTGGCGGGAGCGGTTTCCACTCTTGCCAAGCGGAAAGTCAACGAAATGGATTATAGCAATGGGGCCAAGCTCACCCCATCCATGAAACAAGTTGCCAGGAATGCGTCTGGTGTGGCGCCAGACCTTCCGCCAAAACAATCAGGCATGAAAATAAAACGGACCGGAGATTCCGGTAGATAAATCAACGGAGGGTTTACGCAGATGTGAAAACAAATACTCCATCTAAATCGATGGCAGAGGTTAATTAATCCTGGTGCGTAAAAACCTACACGAGCAGTAAAGGCTGCGCCGGAGACGTAACCGGTAGTTGTGATGGTTGGCGAATTGAATTACCGGCAGCGCAGATTATGCGTCTAGTGGTTGCCAACGTGCGCCATGAATGCTCATGCGGTTTAACTCCGCAGCTTGGGACGATATGGATTCACTACTAACCATCACAACCAACCCTACACGAACGGTGAAAGGCCGGGCTGGAGACGTAACCAGCATAACACCCTGTTAGCTCAGCCGGATAGAGCAACGACCTTCTAAGTCGTGGGTCGCAGGTTCGAGTCCTGTGCAGGGCGCCATTTCGAGTACATCGGGGATTGCATTGCGCGTGGCTTGCTGTGCGGTGAGCTTAAAAAGTTGATGCGTGGTGCGCACACGTCATGCGTTGGGTGAGCGTAATTCGACTTGTCGTTGTTCCGCAGTGCAATCCACCGCTGTATTCGTAGTACAGCAAACCAACATTAATCAACCAATGTTGCTGTGAATGGAAATGGAAAAATACTGCAACGCGCCAGAATGGACGGACGCGCCAAGGCTCACAGATTATGAAAAGGCTTGTAACAGGCCTTATCTGAAAGCGCACTCGTTCACCCAAATTGTTGAGCAGCAATCGAATTAGTGCGTCTTCAGATAGTTATCTATCGTAAACCAGTTTTATCCCATGTGTTTTGCCCGGTTCGTCCGGGCTTCTTTTTGGAGGAAGCGGAATGCAGCAAATGACCAGGACGGATGTTCTCAAAAACAGAAGCGTGTGGCACACCATCGCAACTCTGCCACCACGCGAAACCAGCAAAGTAAGAATCCAATCGGCAGCAAACAAGGCCGATGTCAGAGCCAAAAATGCCCGGGATGCAATCTACGACCATCTGGAGCGTAAACGTCTTGATGCCGAGTTTGCACTATGAAGATCGCAGCTCTATTTATCACCGCCGTATTCATCGCAACAACAGCCCTACCCCTGATTTACGCCCAATAAAAAAGGCCAGCGCTCTCTCACCTTCGCTGACCTCTTCAAGGCTCGAACACCACATTCAAAACCTTTAACTGGAGGTTATATGAAACAAACACTCAACGCAATATGCGGGATTGTTCCTGCTATGTCGTCCGACATGCGGTCGTGGTTTTCACGCCGCCGTAAATCACGCCGCTTCCGCAAAATGCAGGAAACCGCAGCAAAACAGGCCAAGCCGCAAACTTTTGGCTTCAAAGTCGGTGAAGTAATCGAAACTGGTAACCATCCAGTAGTTCGTCTTCCGGCGGTTAAGGTTGGTGCGTGATGCCTTGCAAATGCCGATCTGAATATGAAAAAAACCTTCTTGAGAAATTTAAAGAGATTTCTCCGGATGCAACAGAGCACCGAGTATCACTGCTCGGCTATGCGTTCATTTTTGGTGATAAATCTCTGAATGAAAACGGCTGCATGCAGATTGAAATGACAGCTAATCATCCACTGAAAAAAGGCGGCTTCAAAAGTAAAAAACAGACATCCAATCTGCTTTTTAAATTCTGCCCATTCTGCGGTAAACCTTACAAGGAAGGTGCGTGATGAATCACCCAATGCTACAGCAGGTTGCTCGGTCTTTTGATGACCACTTCCGCACCGATTCGATTATTTCTGAATTGGCAGACCAAGCAATGAAAGGCGATTACAGCCGCATCAGCCTAGATTCAATTCTTGAGCGTGAAGTGGATAGTGAAGCATTCACCAATCTTACGGTGAAGCTCCGCGAAGCTCACTCGCAAGGTGCTCACCCTCAAGTGTTGATGGATATGTTCAACGCGCTGATGAAGGTTGACCGACAGCTCATTGAAGGTATCGCAGCTGATTTGGTACCAGCAATCAACGATCAGTATATGGAACAGGCCGCAATTCAATTATTGGAGGCATCATGAATGCACAAGTGGAAACCAAAACTCTACTCGATACCCACTCTGAATACACAGCAAAAATCCTATCTGGTACCAACATTGAAACACTAACCGAAGATGAGCAATGGCACTTCCGCCGCCGGTTAGGTCTTGGTGGTAGTGAAGCTGGAACCATTCTCGGGTTAAACAAATACGAATCATCATGGGATTTGTGGTCTGTAAAAACAGGTCGATCAGAACCTAAAGATCTGTCTGACAATATGGCTGTAAAAATGGGCCATATCCTTGAGCCAATCGTCGCTGATCTTTATGCCGAAAAAACACGGAAAACGGTTCGCCGCTCAAACCTCCACCACATCCACAAAGAAAAGCCTTGGTTGGTCGGTAATCTGGATCGCGTACTGGTTGGTGAAAAGCGTGGTCTTGAGTGCAAAACAGCATCCAGTTTTGCAGCAAAAGGTAATTTCGGAAAAGGCAATGTGTACGACCAAGACGGCAATCTCATTGAGATTTGCGACATTGTTCCAGATACCTACCTGATCCAGGTTCAGCATTATATGGCTGTAACTGGTCTGCCACTGTTTGATTTGGCTGTGCTGATAGATGGACGTGACTTCCGGATATTCACCATCGCCCGCAATGATGAGCTGATTACCGAAATAGAAGGTCAATTGACTGACTTCTGGTTTAACAACGTGATCGCTGATATTGCTCCAGTCGGTGAACCAGTTCCAGAGCTGGAAGTCATCAAAGGATCCGCGGTTGAAGCAACCGACGACATCACCACGCTGATTGAATCACACAAAGAGTTAGATGAGGCAATCAAAGAACTGAAAGCCGAGCAGGATATTGTTGATACACAAATCAAGCAGTTCATCGGTGAAAGCGAAATTTTAGTACATGCCGGTAAGCAACTGGCGTCATATAAACCGGTGATCACCAACCGCTTTGATTCAACCGCATTCAAAAAAGCGGATCCAGCTACTTACGCGCAATACACCAAGCCATCAACATCACGCACATTCCGTGTGAGTTAAGGAATTATCATGGATAACAATGTTGTCGCTGTTTGCGATATATACAACGATCTTGCGCCAGAAATGGAGCGACAAGGCATCCAGTCACTACTCCCATCTCACATTACACCAGAAGCGTTTTTGCGTACCGCTGCTGTGGCCATAGCAAAAGATCCCAATCTTGCCATTGCTGATAAACAGTCGGTGATCATGTCACTAACTCGCTGCGCCACTGATGGACTGATACCAGATGGGAAAGAGGCCGCCCTGGTGGTTTACAACACTAAGGTAAAGGGCCCTGACAATCGTGACACCTGGATAAAGAAAGCGCAGTACATGCCCATGGTTGATGGCGTTCTTAAACGTGCCAGACAATCAAATCAGATAGACGTTATCGCTGGTAAAGCTGTTTTTGATGGTGATCAGTTTGATTACTGGATGGACGAGAACGGAGAGCACATCAATTACAAGCCAAAATTTATTGGTCGTGGTGAGTTCATTCTGGCGTTTGCTTTTGCAAAACTGAAAACAGGTGAACTGGTTGTTGAGGTGATGCCAAAAGAAGAAATTGAGCGCGTTCGTGCTGCAAGCAAAGGTGGCGACTCTGGGCCTTGGAAAGACTGGTATGACAGAATGGCAGTTAAGAGTGTTTTGCACCGATTGGCGCGTCGATTACCAAACGCTTCTGAATTGATTGCAATGCTTGAGCAAGGCATGGTCATGAATTGGCAGGAACAGCCACAACAACTCAAAGCCCCTGATAGCCAACCAAAATCGCAATCAGTTCTTGAAAAAATCCGTGCACAGAAGAAGCCCGTTGCACCGATGATAATCGATGCAGAACCAGCCGCGCAGCAAGAAGACTACTCCCACGAGTTTTCCATGCAATGCGATGCTCTGGATAACGCAGAAGATTTGGCTCAGTGGACTGAGGCTTACAACATTGCATGGCAATGGGCATCTACCAAGCCAAAGAACATTCAAGATGACATTAAGGCTCATGCCGGAGCTGCAAAAAAACGCCTCGTTGAGAAAGAGCAAATCCCCGTTTAGCCCCTAGCCCTTCTGGGCTTTAATTGGACACCACGCCATGACAGAACAAGCAAAGACTGAATCAACCTCGCTGGTTGTCATTCAGCCAACCGATGTACGCGCATTTTTCGTTGAAAGTAAAAACCTCGATTCAATTCTCACCGAAATTGAAACACTGGCCACTAAGTTTGATCCTGACGCTTCAACTGCCAAGGGCCGCAAATTAATTGGCTCACAAGCCTATGCAGTGGCCAGAACAAAAACATTCATTGATAGTCTTGGTAAAGAGCTGGTTGATGCAGAAAAGGAAATTCCAAAGCGCATCGATGCAACGCGAAAGAAGGTCCGTGACTTCTGCGATGAGTTGCAAGCCAGAGTGCGTAAGCCGCTAACTGACTACGAAAACGCTGAAAAATCACGAGTTGCAGCACTTGATCAACGTATTGCGGCCATTCAATCATTCAGTAGCAAGGTAACTAACGAATCACCATCCGCTGAAATTCAGTTGTGGATTGATGAGTTGGAAGCCATAGCAATCGATGCTACTTGGGACGAATACCAAGATCGCGCAGCTGTAGCCAAAGAAGCCGCGAAAGTGAAACTGGAAGCCTTTCTGCAAACTCGCCTGACTTGGGAAGCGCAACAGGCTGAAATAGCTCGCCTGAAAGCGGAGCAGGAAGAGAAAGACCGCATTCAGCGTGAGAAAGAAATCGCAGATCAGGCTCGTCATGAAGCAGAACAAAAGGCGTTACGGGAAAAGCTGGAATCCGAACAACGCGAACGGTCCGCTAAAGATGCGCTGTTAAAGGCCGAGCAAGACGCCAAAGACGCACAGCAGCGACTTGAACAAGAGCGCAAAAATGCGGAAGAACGCCAGCGGTTAGCCGTCCAGCAAGCCGAACAACAGGAACGCCAGCGCCAAATCGATGAGCAAAACCGCATTGCTCAGGAAGAAGCGCAACGTAAAGCCGAGGCCGCAGCAAAGGCCGCTAACATCGAACACCAAAAGCTGATCAACAACGAAATTTTGGATGATATGCAGGCAGTCGCTGCTTCAAAGGGATTTCAACTATCCCGAGAAATGGGCGTGGCAATACTAAGCGGCATGGTCTTCGGCAAGGTTCGTCACACCAAGATCCAGTATTAATCAGGACGCCACTATGGAACCACAACTGACACCGCGCGGCGATAACCCGCGCTTTTGCATCGTCACGCCAGTAATTTACCAACATCGCACTGAAGAACGGGAGGCGGAATGAACGCATACGCACAGCAGCTAATTGAGATGAAACAAAAACCATCTCACATCCTGAAAGATATCGGTGATCAATGGCAAACACCAAAACCACTGGCGTTTGGGTTGTTTGCTCACTTCTCTCAAAAAATTGGCGCTATCGTGCTCGACTTGTTTGCCAATGAAGGCAATCAGCTGGCTCCTAATTTCTATACTGCCGAAATCAATGCCATGACTCAAGACTGGGCAATGGATTTGAAATCATATGGTGGCGCAGCGTTCGCTAACCCCCCCTACTCTCGCCCTTACTTTGATGAAGATGGTACTCCTATCACTGGTATTGAACATGTTATTCAGTATTGCCGTGAGCAGCGAGAGAAAGGCGCGAAGATCATGTTGCTACTGAAAGCAGCCACCAGTGATGGTTGGTGGCCAGAAGACGCTGACTTCATCCAATTTGTTTCAGGTCGTATCGGTTTTCAGGCTCCCGCATGGTATGTGCCAACTGACTTAAAAAAAGACAAACCATCATCAAGCGGATTCGCATCTGCGGTGATTATTTTCGATAAAGACTGGGCGTGGGAACGCAGGCCAGTAGAACGCCTCAGTCGTCATGTTTTGGAAATGCATGGGCAGATGATCATTGACATGATTGAGTCGAGAGCTAATGCCATTGTTGCAGAAAGAGAGCAATTAGCTTTGGATGTAATGAGTCGAATCCCTTCGGAGATGACTGAAACAGAAAAAGACGAACCATCAGTTGAACCCGAAATTAACGAATTTGAACCTGCTACAGAACAGCTCGAAGAAATCGTTCAAACAGAATCTGACGCAATAGATAATGACAACTACCAGCTACCGTTCGTCGCTGAGCCAGAGGAAGATTACTCAGATAAGACGATTGAGCAAATCTACGAAGAACATCCCGATACATGGCAACTCACCATGATTATGCTGTCCGTCCTATTCGGTAGAAAGGGAGCGTACGCTCATCGTGAAATCCAATTTGCAGGATCCTCCCTGCTCACAGACGGTGAAATGACCAGAACGATTGCAGAGTATGAAAATGCCAAGGCTATCAACGAGGCACTAACCAAGTTCTCGTGCTGGGTAGAGCTATCACCAACGGTTGCTCATTTCCTAGTTTGCGGGATGCTTGATGACTACAAATATCCGGCCAACAAAACGCTTACTGATAACCTGAAATTACTCGAACGGTTGCATGCTGGCGAAGAACCAGTGCTTGAGGCTTTAAGTATTGAGGCGGCCGACACTGATGTAAGCACCAAGCCAGAGCCAGAACTGGCGCCAGAACCAACTGAGCATCCAGTGATGAGCCGCGAATGGTTGCGTGAAAAGTACATGCAGCTTGACGATTACAGTGATTGCCTAGACAGTCTGAAAGAAGAAATCATCGACAAAACAATCCAAGCTATTGGCGACATCAATGATGAATATTCTTCAGACCCTGGTGCGCCGAAAGCAGAAGAGTTTATCGACGACTTCTTTGCATCATCACCGTGCATCCGCACTTACATGAATATCCGTTCACTTCGCGCAGCGTTCAGAAATTTAGTCAGCTCAGCGATTAAAGACCAAGCTGCTTAACTCTCGTTTAAATAACTCTTAAACCTATTCCTGACCAGCTATGACGACATAGCTGGATGGGTTTCTATTTTCTGGAGAAGCAACTATGACTGCTTTTGCTGTATATGGAGTTTTGTTTTCTGAATGTATTAGCGCCGCAAAAAAAAGCACACCTGCCACAAAAAAGATAGACGGAAAAACAATCGAGCTAACGCAGTCTGAATGGCTTGAAGAGGTAACAAAAAAAGCAGAGGCCGCATTCAAGCGGAATAAGCCAAAGAAGGTATCTCTTCTGTATGACGCCCCACAGTTCTGCAAGGAGTTCATTTCGCTTGCTGAAAAAGGCCGAGCCAGAGACCTGCATATTAAAATGGCGAAACAGGAAAATGTTATTCGCAATGGTAAACCAGCAATTAAAACTTCATGGGTTCCGATGTCTCAATAAATTTTCTGGAGAAAGTATGACCACCGCAATTGACTTGTTCTCCGGGCTCGGCGGATGGAGCACCGGCGCAACGATGGCAGGCTGCAAAGTATTATGGGCCGCCAACCACTGGCAAGATGCTGTTGATTGGCATGCTGAAAATCACCCGGGAACAATCCATGTGTGCCAGGACTTACACCAAGCAGATTGGTCGCAAGTTCCGGCCCATGATTTACTACTGGCCTCCCCATGCTGCCAAGGCCACAGCAAGGCGCGAGGAAGGGCTAACGGAAACCCACAGCATGATACAAGCCGGTCAACAGCATGGGCGGTTGTGTCGGCTCTGGAGTATCACCGGCCGTATCGGGCTTTAATCGAAAATGTTCCAGAATTTCTTAAGTGGGCACTATATCCAGCGTGGGAAGCGGCAATGAATGCCCTTGGCTATCAACTGGCTCCGCATGTTGTTGATTGCGCCGATCTTGGGGTGCCACAAAACAGAGTCCGGTTATTCATCGTCTGCACCAAAAGCAAAGCACCGTTATTTCTCGATCTGCCAAAAATCAAACATAACCCGGCATCGTCATTTATCAACTTGGATGATGGTCGATGGTCGTTGGTTGATAAGCCAGGGCGATCACCGGCAACACTCCGGCGTATAGAGAATGGTCGTGACCAGTTCGGCGATACGTTCGTGATGAGTTACTACGGCAACACCCATGTAGGCAGAGACATTAACCGGCCAATCGGAACCATCACAACGAAAGACCGCTGGGCAATCGTCAAAGGCGATCAGATGCGAATGCTGTCAGCTAACGAAAACATGCTGGCCATGTCCTTCCCTAAATCAACTAAACGCCCCGACAACCACAAATTAACCGTTCACATGGCAGGCAATGCAGTTCCACCGATAGCGGCCATGAGAATTATTGAAGCTTTAAACAAAGCTGCATAGGAATTGCCACATGAGCGATTCATCCAAACAAAACGCCCTTCGCGCAATTATCCGGCAGATTAACGCTGATATTAACACTCAGCTTGCCGGAGTTGCGCCTGAGGACAGAATTAAACAAGAACACAAGAGTGTGATATTTAAAATATTCGACAAGAACAGAGAAACAATAAAGCTTCTTGGATTTAGTCACACTCAGTTTTTATATCAAATGAGTTTAATTAACGGTGTTACAAAAGAGCGAGATTAATTATGACAATTCAACCAGAAGAAATCGTAAAGGATGAATATGGTTTTTATGAGCACTCTCAATATCCAGACTTCGGAGATTTAACTGAAGATGATATTGATGAGATTAATAATCAATGGAAGCAGTGGTTAGCTAATAATAATTTAGATTGGCAGTGCGTTCGTTTTGAAAGTGATGCTTCAGATGAGTTGATCAAAAATTGGTTTGAAAATGAATCAATGGATTGCTCTGCATGGAATCCAACACCACCAACTGAAAATTCATTTCTTCTTTCAATTCACGATACAGAAGATGGCCCAATAGCAATATTCGCAATTCCGGTGGAGAAATAACAATGGCAACTGAATCAGAGGTAACACTACCTGACGCATTGGCTTGGCTTAAATCACTATCTGGTGATTATGCGGCAAAGATTGATGAGTTTATTTGTGAAAAACAAACTTCCGAATTTAAAAAAGGTTTTTGGTGGGGGTTTGAGCGCGCAAGAGTAAATCCAGAAACAAATGATATTCAATCTGAATACTGTGATGTTTTGGCCTTAAAGAAAGCAAATGAAGATCATAAAAAAAGACTACTAGAAATTTGCCGAGAAGTTAGCCGTGAACATTTAGCAAAAAATGAACATCAAACAGACTTGACGTTAAAAGTTGATAACCAAAAGTATGGTGCGCCTAAAGTTGGTGAGTGATGACTTACCAAGAAGAAATGGATGCAGAACTAGAGTTCATCAAATCCCTAAATATAAGCAAAGACGAAAAAAAGCGCCTTATTAAAATTTTGGAAACTGCTGAATTTCTACGCAGAAAATTAAAAAGAATTAAGCTTAGACATGCTGAGCTTTTCGAATAAGGAACACCCATGACACAGCGCGAAGAGTTAGATGTTATAACAGTTGATGGTCAGCTATTGGACACAGGCGTGTTCGTAAAAAGCCTCCCTGAATATCTGGTTGTTTTGGGTCTATATCAAATGGCTGGCTGTAAAATATGGCCTTGGCACGAAGGATATAAAGAACCAAACGATGGAGATGAGAGATCGTTGTACGTCTATAAAGACGTTGGATTTTTCAAGGAAATTTACCCTGTTGCTGTAGGCGTTAAAGTTTTGACGATTCCTGAATTATTCGAGATCGTTACTGGCAAGCAAACCGCCAAATGGCAGGATGTGCCAGAATCAGTGACGCCTAAAGAAAGTATGGTTCCAATAAAAGATGACGATTTCATTCTGGTTCCTCGCGGAATCTTAGGCGCAGCATGTTCAGCTATCTACAAAAGAAGGGACGCACCAGTATTGCTTTCCAAGCTACGCGAACTTTCGATGTCTGAGGGCGCAATGCGGTCAGCTCCGGTTAAGGATGGTGCGTGATGAGCGAATTAAAACCATGCCCATTTTGTGGAAGTGAGGCAAAACTTAGATATGAAACTTTGCTTGGCGGCTGGCTCGCTGGATGCTCTAGCGGTAACTGCGCAGCAAGCGGAAGGTTAAGTGGCGCTAAAGAAAAAACAATCGCATTTTGGAATTGCCGCCAACAAGACAAAGTAAAATCAGCTCAAGATGGATATACATTAATTTCAACTGAATTAATCGATAAGTTTCCTGAAATAAATATGAGCAATTACGGACAAGATGAGGTTGATGCTCTTAACTCATGGGGAATTGAAGTGGTAACTGCAGCCGCGCCAGTTAAGGATGGTGCGTGATTACAGATAAAGCATCAACCGATAATAACCACTGTAAATGGTTCAAGTGCCCACGCTGCAATAATATTCAATTTTTTTATCCATTCGCTGGTCAGCGAGTAACCTTTTGTGAAAGATGTGAGTCACATCATTACATTAATGGTGTTGCCATCTGTAATTCAGTTAATGAAGTAAGGAATTTATAATAGAGGATGTAGAATGATTAAAACGCCAGTGTCTTGTGAGCTTATTGTAAATCAGGGTAAATTAACTATAGTTGACACCGATATTCTTGATGCAGATGGAAAGTTAATAGCTATCGGCGGTCCATTATCAAATGAAATTGTAAAGAGAATTAACTTGCACGATGAGTTAGTTGATAAACTAAAGGACGTAGTGCTATTTGTAATCACGTCATCAAAACAGCAGCTTGAAATAATGAAACTACTGGATAAATGCAAAGACACCCCACGCAGTTGATCTATATCTCGCATGGCGCGCTGGATTTTTTTAATAATGCGCATCGGAGTTATTTTTTATGGCAGAAGATTTAATTTCTGTTGATTGGTAATTTAATTACTTAGTTTTAAATCTATTAATAACACCTCAGCATAAACTTAAACACACAAATAGGACAATTAATGGACGAAGAAGTATTCACTCTTCGTGAGACCGACCTGCACGCGACTTTAACAGTCAAATAAATCATAAGGAAATAAAATAATGACGCCAACTAAGCGCCCTGCCAGCGAATACATTTTAGACACTGCCGAGGCTGCCGCCCGTATCCCCTGCGCTCCTGCAACCCTCAAGCGCTGGCGCCATACCGGTGCAAGAGTAATTCCGTATATCAAACCAGCCGGACGCTGTTTATATCATCCGGACGATATTGACGAGTTCAAACTGCAAACCCTTGCCACTCATGCTTGATTACCGGACAGTAGTTTCAGTAATCGCCCCCGTTCCTCTTCACTCAACCCCGCCACCATTCCCGCCAATTTATCCGGTTGTTCCGCTCCGCCGTTGCTGGCTGACAGCATGGCGGTAGCGGCGGATTCCATTCCTATACGAACGCCACCTACCTGCAAGTGCGCGTAGGTGCTGGCGGTCACATTAATATTCTTATGCCCTAACATTTTTGAAATCATCAGCAGCGACTCCCCACCCATCGCCTGCCACGAACCCAGTGTCCGGCGCAAGTCATGAATACATAACGTCTTGCTTTTCTCTTCGCTATACAACCCAGCCCGCTCAATAATCCGACTCCAAAACCCTGTTCCATCAGCAACAATGTGCCCGGTCTTGCTTATTTTTGACGGGAATACAAACCGCTCACCCGGCTCTCTGATGGTTAGTCTGCGTTGAAGGATCTCCATCAGAATGTCGATCAATGGCACAGAGTGTGCCGTTTTCCCTTTCATTTTTTTTGTAGGAATGCGCCACATCCTGTTAGTAATATCAATCTCATCCCACTCCATCGACAGGACGCAGGTTTTACGCTGACCGGTAAACAGCAAGATCATGATCACGTCACGATAGATTGGCCGCTCCATAGAAATAGACTCGAAAAAGCGGGTCATTTCGTCAGGCTTCAAGATACGTTCGCGGGGTTTGATGCTTATTTGATGATGACGATCGAACGGGTTTTCCTTGGTGTACTCATTGGCGATGGCGTAGTTAATTAATGATTTACAAATTGCCATGCCACGATTGTAAATTGCTGGACTTTTCTTTTTTAGTTCACCAGAAACCAGGATAGCGATTTTTGAATTAAGATCGACCAGTCTCTGCGTACCAATTAACGGGCGTAGGTGTATGCGATAGACGCTCTGAATGCTGGCAATGCTGGTTGGTCTTCTCTCTCCCGCTTCAATGCGGAAGTTAAAGTTTCCCTGATAATCAGCAAACAATTCATTTACAGTCATGGTGCTGGTTTTTTCGTTGATGTCTTCCCCAGCCATGATCTTGTTCAGCAACTCTCTAGCTTTTACGCGAGCCTGATCAACCGTGAGTTCCGGAAACGGTCCGATACTGACGCGGGTTGTGCGCCCCTTGATTTTGCGTTGCAAGTGGAAGGATTTATGACCGGACGGCATAACGCGGAATATCAATCCCGGTTGTTCCGTGTCACCGAAGCGCTGCTCCGTGTCACCCGGCATGATTTCGCGCAAATTTGTCTTAGAAAATCGGAACTTATCCAT